TCGCCAGCTATAGCCTTATCATAATCATCTGTATTTTTATCTAATCGAAGGTCAAGAGGGCTTCCTGAAGATATGTGTATGTCGTGTCCAACTTTTTCTAAGGTATATTTTTTATCGCCAGTATTGATTTTTTTGCTTGCTTCCCTAATAATCATCTTAAGACCTTTGTCCAAAGTGGTGTACATCAAGGCAATTCTAGTTTCAAACTCTGGCCGATCTTTGCGTGGATTTTGTAGCCAATCAAAAACAGGCTTAAAACTTATAATTCGATTGTATTGATGATTATCAATGATTATTTGAGCAGCAACTTTCATCATGCTTTTTAAAATAATATCAATGGTGTAATTGGTTTCTTGTGGTTTGGGATTATGCAAAGAATCAAAACGATTAGATGTGCCATCTTTTCCAATTCCCTTATAAAAACCTGTTATATCGGGATGATTTGGCCATATGGTTTCCTTGGGTTTATCATATTTGTAATCGAAAGACTGTCCACCTTGATTCATCCCCTGTCCAGTTCGTGGATCAGTATTATGACCAGCACCACTAACTGTAAGAAGTCTACTTTTTATCATTCCGCCTAATTCGACTTCAATTCCATTTTTTATACTTTTAATTTTAAATACAGGCATGTCACTAGAAAATTTATTTTCAGTATCTGCATATCCACCATCTTCTACTTGTTTTACAGTACTGTTATGAAATGGTTTATTGTAAGTGGGATCGTTTTTATCATCTGGAAAGACATGTTGTCCAACTTCGTTAAGATCTTTGTTTTCTATGAATTGTTTAAAGCTAAAATTATTCATGATATTCCTTATTGATTACATTTAAATTATGTAGTGAAATCACTTATTCTTTTTTTAGCGATATTTATATAATCTTGGTTTAATTCTATGCCAAGATAATTTCTTTTATTTTTAATACAAACAATGCCAGTAGTACCAGCACCGAAGAATGGATCGAGTACAGTTCCGTTTTCTGGACAACCTGCAAGAATACAAGGTTCTATTAGATCTATAGGGAATGTAGCAAAATGAGCTTCTTTAAAGGGCTTGGTAGTAACAGTCCATACAGATCTTTTGTTTACCAGACCATCATCACATCCACGGCTACCGCTTCCTAGTTGATTAGGTTGACCTATAGGTGCATTACTAGATGGGTTTTTGCCACGAACAGACTTAGAAGGTGTGCTATTGGCGGACATAGGAACTTTGATTGATTTATTATCGAAGTAGTATTTAGGGGATTTGGATAGAAGGAAGATATATTCGTGTGATTTAGAGCATCTATCAGTTACGCTTTCTGGAAGGCTATTGGGTTTATGCCAAATGATGTCCTGTCTTAGATACCAGCCATCTTTTTGGAGAGCTAAAGCAACGAGCCAAGGTATGCCTATAAGGTCTTTTATTTTCAGATAGGAGTGTTTAGGTTTATTTGATCTTCCTCTGGTTTTGACTGCTTGGGAGTTACCAGTGGTCATGGTAGAGGAACCACCACCAAAATTATTCCAATAGGAGTCGCCAAGATTGAGCCAAAGTGTGCCATCATCACGAAGGACTCTTTTGACTTGGGAGAATACCGCTAAGATTTTACTTATATATTCTTCTGGAGTTGTTTCGAGTCCAATCTGTCCTTTTGTGCCATAATCTCTGAGACCGAAGTAAGGTGGGCTAGTTACGCAAGAGTGGATAGATTTTTCTTCTAATGTTTTGAGTATTTCGATACAACATCCATGCAATATTGACATAATATTCCTTTTGTCTAAAGGTCAAAACTTTATGAAGTGTTAAATAGTAGTGAAATCACTTATTCTTTTTTTAGCTATATCGATATAATCTTGGTTTAGTTCAATACCAATGTAATTTCTTTTATTTTTAATACAAACGATGCCAGTAGTACCAGCACCGAAGAATGGATCGAGTACAGTTCCATTTTCTGGACAGCTTGCAAGAATACAAGGTTCTATGAGATCTATGGGGAATGTAGCGAAATGAGCTTCTTTAAAAGGTTTGGTGTTAACAATCCATACAGATCTTTTGTTGCGAGTGTTATATCCTTTTTCTTCCAGTTCGGCAGAATCACCTTTTGACATAACGCCTTTTTCTTTTATGGCTTCATGGTCGAAGTGATATTTAGGGGATTTGGATAGAAGGAAGATATATTCATGTGATTTGGTACAACGATCTGTAACGCTTTCTGGCATTGGATTTGGTTTGTGCCAAATGATATCTTGACGCAGATACCATCCATCTGAACGAAGTGCAAAGGCAACCATCCACGGAATTCCAATTAGGTCTTTAACTTTATATCCAACAGGACATTTTACTTCCGATGAATATGTTCCTTTGCTTGTTTTTTGTTTTGGAGAATATTTTGTGACTCTATCTCCTGCTGATTGATTTTGAGCATAGGAGTCACCAAGGTTGAGCCAAAGTGTGCCATCATCACGAAGAACTCTTTTGACTTCGGAGAATACTTCTAATATTTTGCTTACATATTCTTCTGGAGTTATTTCGAGTCCAATCTGTCCTTTTACTCCATAATCTCTGAGACCGAAGTAAGGTGGGCTAGTTACGCAAGAGTGAACAGATTTTTCTTCTAATGTTTTGAGTATTTCGATACAACATCCATGCAATATTGACATAAGTATTCCTCTTGATTGACATAAGTATTCCTCTTGATTTTTTGTATGATAATTTTTATTGTTTAATTTGTAAATAGTAATATTCATTTATTGAGGGTTTAACATGAAGGTAAGATTTCATTTGGCTAAAGGTCAAAACTTTATGAAATGGCAAGTAACTGAAAACGGTGGCAGGAAAAGTTATTTTGATCCACGATATGTGAATTTGACTTTATATAATTGTGTATTGTGTAATAGAGAAAAGACAGCCAAGGCTATTTACGAAGGTGGCAATAAGACGGTATGTTCTTGGATAAAGTGTGACTATGTAAAGATAGAGCCAGTGACAGAGATGAGTGGCAAGTGTATATTTTACAATCCAAAAGTAAAGCCACATTGGTTTGATGAAGATGGCAGTAATATAGATGGTCGGCATTACGAGACAATAAAAACAAACGGCAAAAAGGTTTTGATATGAATAATGAAGTGATAATTGGTGATTGTTTGGATGTTATGACAAGGATATCTGACAAGAGTATTGATATGGTTTTGACTTCTCCTCCTTACGACAATTTGAGGTCATATAATGGTAGTTTAGATTGGGGTGAGCATGTTTGGAAGGGTGCAATTGATATATTATTTAGGATAATGAAGGATGGTGGTGTAGTAGTTTGGGTAGTTGGCGATTCATCAATTAAAGGTAGTGAGACAGGAACATCATTTAAGCAAGCATTATATTTTAAAGAAGTAGGATTCCTTTTACATGATACGATGATATATGCGAAGCAGAATCCAATTCCATTAAATCACAATAGATACGAGCAGCAATTTGAGTATATGTTTGTTTTCTCTAAAGGAAGACCAAAGACTTTCAATCCTATAAGGGTTCCGACAAAGACTGCTGGCAACAGCAATAATCACAAATCAGAAAAACAATTTGAGTGGAATTTTTCGATGAGAAAAAGAGATGATGGTGTTGTTGTCAAAGACACTAAATATCTTTACAACATTTGGTTTATGCCGACAAAGACTGGTGCTAATACAGGAAAGCATAATTCTCCATTTCCAGAAAAGTTAGTTCACGATCATATTATCAGTTGGAGTAATGAAGGTGATACAATTCTTGATCCCTTTGCAGGAAGTGGAACGGTAGGTAAAGTGGCAAAGGAATTAAATCGCAATTATATTCTTATAGAAAAAGAACCAACCTATCTTGAGATAATCAATAAGAGATTATCGGAGTGATTAGTAAAACAGTCCATTTAGGGAATTTGTTAGTCTTAAAAAAATCGTGTATAGTGGAGTTAAAAGTTAATAGTAGGGGAGCTAATTTGCATTTTTATAATGTATTTCCAAGAATTTTTTTATATCTGCAAGTAGGTCTATATTTTGTTCAACTTTTTCTTTAGTCCAATTCCACCATTGTATTTCCATTAATTGATCTATGACATTTTTTTCGAATCTGTACCTGATGATTTTGGCGGGGTTACCAGCGACAATGGCGAATGGAGGAACATCTTTCGTGACAACTGCTCTAGCACCGACAATAGATCCGTGACCAATAGTAGTACCGCCAAATATCATTGCTTCTGTACCGATCCAACAATCAGATCCGATTTCGATTGGACCTTTATCTCTTCCTGTTGGGTAATTTGAATTTGGGTAATGTGATTTGAAACGGAAGTTACTTACAGTTGGGTTATGTATTGATGCATGGTCAATAGGACCACCGCAAAGAAAGGTAACTCTTCGTGCGACTCCAGAGTAATTTCCAACAGTTATTTGTGCGTTTGGAAAATACACGATACAGTCTTGATTTATGACAGAAAGAGTTCCGAGTTTTATTGTCATAGTTTATTTTTCAAGATCGATGAAATAAAAGCTTATGAAGATTATTCCATAGATTCCTGAGACATAAGACAAGTATGATGATTGCAGTGATATTCCTTCGAAGAAAGCTGCGAAGTTTACGAATGGGAATGTCAAGAAAAGGAAGCACGATAAGAAATAGAGAAATTTCTTTATTGTGCTTAGGTGTGATATCTCATGTTTTGATTTTATCACATCAATCATGAGTGGTAAGGAGTAAAGTCCAATTAGCAAGCTAAAGCCAGAGTACAAGTATATCATTTTAAAATTCCTTTCTAATGGTAGTGAAACATATTTTTTTTTATCATGCAAGATGTGTTGACAATAATTTTCAAGTTTGTTATTTTCACTCATCGCATTGGGATGAAGAATGACTATTAGGTGGGAATTCTGAAGAAGCAATGTGTTGTTGCTGCCCAATGCGATTTTACAAAAGAAAGAATATTTTGCTATGTGGACATGTAATAATGGTCAAAAAGTAATCACCGGACCTTTAAAGAACTTGCTTGTTGATGCTGCACATTTTATGATCGATGATATGACATCATTAGAATCGCCACAAGATGTTGATCTTCGAAAACCCGAATGCATAAATGAAATTGTTGAAACCTTAAAGGAAGATGTTCGAATCAACCCTCCTTTGAACTATGTCTTTGAAAAATTATCTCCATTCGAAAAAATCTATTCAATGCATTATGTTTTGAGTCATTTATTCAACGATAAAAATGAAGCTCCAAATCCATCTCTATGGATGGAGGCTACAATTGATGCTTTGTTCGAAACAATCAACACTAATGTAATTATAGATATTGAAACAGAAGCTGATGAAGACCGCTTTGGAAATGACAAAGAATACACTTTCCGCACTAGAGAACTTATAGTAAAGTCATGTAAAGAACACTTTAGTGACGAAGCAGATCCTGATATTTACAAAAAAGATTCAAAAAAAATAAAAGATATTGTATTTTGGAGTTATCAAATAGATGACTTAAAAAATTTAGTATTGTTTTCTTGTGAATTTGATCAGAATGTTGAATATTCTGAAAATGGTGCTGAATTAGAAGGAGAACACTTGCCAAAAATAAAAATTGAAAAAAAAATTATTGCTAAAATGATAAAAGATATATTGAAGATGAAATCATGAAACTCCCTTCCATACAAGGCATTCCTCTATCCTATATTCAATCTATATTAAAAATAAATTCTACTAGTCCATCTGGATTGACTTGGATAAAAAAATCTGGAGTTGCTGGCACTTTGAAGGCTTATAAGGAAAAGGGAGTTCTGACTGGAAAGAAATATTGGGTCATGAAAGTGCCTTATAACGGCAAAAGACATGACCTAATAGTTCATCGCATTGTATTGCTGTTAAAAGAAAAAGAGTTAGATCCAGACAAGGAAGTAGATCATGCTGATGGTGATTCATTGAACAACAATTCTGAAAATCTCAGGGAATCTTCGCATTCCGAAAACATGCACAACAGCAAAGTGCCAAAAAATAACACTTCTGGTCATAAAGGAATTTTTTGGCATAAAGCAAGCGGGAAATGGGAAGTGAGAATACGACTGAATGGAAAATTACAAAATTTTGGTCTTCATGAAAAACTAGAAGATGCAATCGAGGTGGCTATTGCTGCACGAAAGAAACTTCATGGTGAATTTGGGAGAGATGAATGAAACTAACTTCCATACAAGGTATACCTTTAGAGTATATTCAATCTATATTGAAGATAGATTCCACTAGTTCATCTAGTACATCTGGCTTAATTTGGCTTCCAAGAGAATGTGGAAGATTCAATTTATATTATGCAAATAAAATGGCTGGCTATAAGCACACCAACAAAAAAAAGGGATATCAAAGATGGGTAGTAAGTATTTCCTATAATGGGAAAAAATATGACTTACGATGCAGTAGAATTGTATTTCTTTTACATAATAAATATCTAACCGAAGGAAAAGATATTGATCATGCTGATGGCAATTCTTTAAACAACAATGTTGATAATTTAAGAGAAGTAACCAAAGACCAAAATAATCAGAACAGCAAAATTCCAAAAAATAACACTTCTGGACACAAAGATGTTTTTTGGGATAAAAATAGCAGAAAATGGAGAGTACAAATATCTGCATTTGGTAAATCATATTACTTTGGTCTTTATGTGAATAAAGAAGATGCAATCAAGGTAGCTATAGAAGCTAGAAAAAAACTTCATGGTGAATTTGGGAGAGATAAATGAAACTAACTTCTATACAAGGCATACCTTTGGAGTATATTCAATCTATATTGAAGATAGATCTAACTTCTCCTTCTGAATTGACATGGCTTCCAAGAGAAGATGGAACAAAATCATGGAACACCAAACATGCCAACAAGCATGCTGGATATCTATATACAGATAATCGTGGTTACGAAAGCTGGAAATGCACAATTCGCTATAACGATAAAAAGCACGACATAAAATGCAGCAGAGTTGTTTTCCTTTTACATAATGGTTATTTGACAGATGATAAAGTGGTGGATCATGCCACTAATAAATCATTAGACAATTCAATCGAAAATTTAAGAGAAGCAACCCAATCACAAAATTCTCAAAATAGCAAGTTGAGGAAAAACAACACTTCTGGAACAAAAGGTCTTTCTTGGGATGAAAAAAGACAAAAATGGGAAGCTAAATTGTATGTAAATTACAAAAAAATACATATTGGTTATTTTTTGAAATCAGAAAAAGAAAATGCCAAAAAAGCCATTGAAGAAGCTAGAAAGAAATATCATGGCGAATTTGGGAGAGATAAATGAAACGAAATTCTATACAAGGTATTCCATTAAAATACATTCGATCTATTTTGAAGATAGATTCCACTAGTTCATCTAGTACATCTGGCTTAATTTGGCTTCCTAGAAAAAATTTGCGATGGAACACCAGATTTGCCAATAAGAGTGCTGGTTATATACACACTCATGCTAAAGATGGATATAGAAGATGGATGATTAATATTACCTATAATGGAAAACCTTATTTTGTTACATGTAGTAGAGTTATATTTCTTTTACATAATGGCTATTTGACAGAAGGCAAACAAGTAGATCATGAAGATGTAAATTCATTAAATAACAGTATCGATAACATCAGAGAAACAACGCCTGATCAAAATCAACGAAATCGTAAAATACAAAAAAACAACACATCTGGACATAAAGGAGTCTATTGGAATAAAAGAGTTGGCAAATGGGTAGTAAGAATTTACAAAGATAATAAATCTTATTCTTTTGGTTATTTTGACAACAAAGAAGATGCAATTAAGGTGGCTATAGCTGCACGAAAGAAACTTCATGGTGAATTTGGGAGAGATGAATGAAAAATAATTACTCAAATTGGCTTAGTTATGTTCATAAAAATAAATACCACAGGTGGGATGTAAGAGTGTGGATAAATGATAAACTAAATTATTTTGGTCTTTATGAAAGTAAAGATGATGCTGTTAGAGTAGCAACAGAAGCAGAAATTAAATTTAATGGCATAGCTGAAATTAGATATGTCAAACCTATTTGATTTTTTAGTTGGTAAATAAATTTTCTACCAATCGTATATGGATTTTTTCTTTGCTGGTTCTTGTTTTGGTAGATTTTCATTTATTGGTTTTTTTTCTACTTTTTTTTCTGGTTCATCAGAATATTCTTTTAATCCCATTTGTCTTTTTAGACTGTTGAGCCAATTCTGGTCACTGATTTTTTTTTGATCTTCGTAAAACATAACACCTCTTATAAAAAACTATATTTATTATCGTTGTGGTTGTTGAGCTTGAGCTTGTTGAGGCTGTTGTGCTGCTGGTTGTTGTGCTTGTGCTTTTTGAGGTTGTTGTGCTTGAGCTTGTGGTGCTGCTGGTTGTTGTGCTTGTGCTTTTTGAGCTTTTTGCATTTCTGCTTGTAGGGCTGGAAACAATTTTCCTAAACTTGCAAGATTAGCATTAAATGCTTGTGCTTGTTTTGGATCTGTTGGCATAGCGGTTTTTCCGCCCAACATTTGAGACATACTGTTTATTGTTGTGAAAAAATCTGTCATTGTTTTACTTGGTGCTGCTGCAGGTGCAGGTGCTGCTGGTTGTTGAGCAGGTGCAGGTGCTGGTTGTTGTTCGTCTATTCTTTTGGTTTTAAATCCCATTTGACTTATGACGCTTTCCATCCACTCTTTTTCTGACAATTTTTTGTTTTGATTTTTATAATACATTGCTTACTTTCCTTTATTATACAAATTAGATTAATTTTCTGATTCGCAATAGTTCCTGCAATTGTTTAAATTCGTTCATTTCACTTTCACATATTTGTTTACATCTTTGATCAATGATTTTGCAATCTAATTTTCTTTTTAGAAAATATCCTAAGAAGAATGAAAAGAAGATGAATACCATGCTTGTGATGTATATTTCCATTACCATATATACTCAAAAGAATTAGTATTTTGAAAAAAAGAGATATGTTTTGCTTAAATAGTGTATGAAAACATTTATGCAATATTTAGAAGGTTTGTTTGACCCTAAGTTTCATAGGAATCCTTTGCTTCATGGTGATTTTATAGACAGCATGTCTAAAAGTTTTCCTATGTTTCCTCTTAACTTATTGACTCCATACATTCGTTTGAAGTTAGATGGAAAAGACAAAGAAGCTAATGATTATAGGGTAGATTTGATGGTAGCTGGTAAGTCATATGCCAAATTAAATGAATTAGATAAAATCATTATGGCAGAAATTAAGAAAAAGTCTGATGATTCTACATGGTGGAATGATCCATCTCAAGCTAGGACGAGTTTTGGTCAAAAATAGGGAATTAGTCTTCTAAATTCCTTCTATTCATCTCATTAATTGCCCCTTGAAATATTTCAACCATGACATCACAAGGGTCATTTCCCTCTTTTATGAGTTGATTTGCTCTTTTCCTGATTTTTCCAAAAATTAATCTATCCGTTTCTGGAAGATCAGAAAGATTGATAATATTAGCAAGCCATTTATCTACTGAATTAGACATAAAATATACCCCTTACTAAATTATAAAGTATAATTCAACTAAATTTAAAGAGCGTAAACATAAATAATTTGTTCAAAAACAAAGGAACAATCATGAAAAATAATTCGAATTATAAATTATATCTTGCTGGAATCATTTCAGAGTCTGATTATTATGACATTTTAGAAGGCAAGAACACAATCAAGTCAAAAGATAAAGTTCGTAATGCTGTTTCATCTATAAAAAATTATTGGCCAAAGCCGGGTCATGCTTTGACTAATATTCAGCAAATTCTTCATGATCATGGATATGCATTGGCTGGAGTTCCAAGCTTCAATGTAAGTGATAAGACACCTGACTACACGCAAAGATTCCCTTTAGAAAAAATGACTAATCCTGAGAAGCCAGATGAAGGTGCTGATCGTGTTGACAATTTATTAGTTTTCAGTTGGCATTGGATGTCTAGTGACAAACAATGTGAAGTAACTGCCTATATCAGCTAGTTTTATATTTGAACAATAAAGAATTAAATTCGTTTTCGCCTGTTTTTACTTTGATATCATCAATAGAAATGGGCGTATAATTTATGTTTTCAACACACACATTTAAATACTTTATATGTTTAATTTCTTGTTTATGTAAATGACCATGTACATTAATTTTTCCAGTTTTAATGCAAGCTGGAAACAAAGGAACATGGGTTAAAATTAATTTATCAATTTGATAATACGATCTGATATCTGAAAAATAAGTAGTGTAATGAATAAGTTTGAAATTATCTCTATTTCCTTTTATAAGGATTTTTTCTCCATTACATTTTCTTAATAGTTTTAATTTTTCTTTTTGAGTTGAAACATCACCAAGGTGATAAACAAGGTCATTTTTACCAACAACTTCGTTCCATTTACGAATTAAGTCTTCATCCATATCTGATGATTTATTCCAAGGTCGATATTTTTTTCCATCTGAAGATTCCAAATTGCATAATTTTTGATCGCCAAAATGTGTGTCAGCAATTAAAAATATGTTTTTCATCTTGGATCGTAACCCCATTCGTGAATACTATTGCCGTCTGTAAATAGTTCTTTAGCTTTTACAGTTTTGGATAAGATCTTATAATTATCTACATGAGCTTGTCCATGATCAACTGCATATTGTCTATTTATCGAAACCCAATCTCCCGGATTGATTGTAATTTTCTTTTCTATTTTATTTTCAAGTTGTTTAATTTCATTGTTTAAATGTTCAACGAATTTATTTTTATCATAGTTCAACTTTTGATATAATTCACTGGCGAACTTATCTTTAGATGCGATTGGTGGAAATCCAAATTGATTTACATAATAGATTAAGCTGTAATAGTATTTAATTTGTTTATTAGTTTCTTTATTGATATCTGGAACTGCTCTAAATATTTTAACTGCTAGATTAGGTTTGCCTCTTGCAGACTTTATAATGCTAATAGATTGCTGATCAAATGGTGAAGAATCGCCATAGTACAAAGCACCTTTATCGGAATAGATATCATCTGGATAAGTGTTGGTCAAGTCATGAAGTGGAGCATCTTCTTTATCTGGAGCTTGATGTGTTCCTCTGTAATCTTCATTTTCCATCCACTGTTTAAAGTTCATAGAAGTATTTATGCATTAAAATATGTAAAGTTCTTCCCAATTAGAAATTGTTCAAATGTTGGTTTTGATTCTGCTAAATATTTTTTATACATTCTGTCGTGATATTCTTTTTTATCATCTGGAACAGGTGGATTTGCAAAAATTGTGCTAAATTCATCTTCTTTTATAAATTTTTCGATTAATTCTTTAATACCACCTTTATCAAACCAATATGGAATCACAAGAAGTGGAAGCTTTTCCTTCAAACAATAATCGTATTTTATTTCGTCTCTTTTTTTAATTTTATCGAATTCCTTAAGAGCAATTTCTGCTATTTTTTGAGGGTTTTTATTTTTTGTTTTACCAAAAAAAGATGGAATATAATGTTGTTTGCCTTGATATTCTACTAAATAATCTTGATTATTATGATCAATAGAAAAATCAAATCGTAAACATCTTTTATCAACACAAAATGTTTCTTTGTGTTGTGTGTAATTTTCAATTTTAAGAAAATCTAATAAATTTTTTATATATATCTCGCCAGAAGAGCCACCTTTTTTTTGAATTTCGTTCCATGTATCTGGAAGTTTATATTTCCAGTTTTCACTTTTAGATAATTCTACCATCTCTTTCCATTTTATATTATCTGATGAGGAAATATTATTCTTGTAAATATTTCCCATTCTAAAATGACCAAGATTTCTAGCGAATTCATCATGTTCGTCATATGGATTAGGAAATTTTCCACGGTCTTTATAATATATTGCAAGATCTTCTATTCTTTTATTTCTTTGTTTTTTTAAATCATATTCGTAATTGTATTCAAATGGTAAAGTTTCTGGAAGTTTATATTTCCAATTTTCACTTTTAGATAATTCTACCATCTCTTTCCATTTTATATTATCTGATGGATATATGATTGAATCTCCAGTTCTTTTATCTGAAATCCATTGTCCAAATAATGGATGTTTTGCGTTAGGAAAATATCCATTTTTTTTGTAAAATAATGCAAGTTGTTCTACCTTTTCTTTACTTTTATTTTCTATAATATTTTCCCGTGAAGTAATATTTTTAATATTATTATTTATGGCATAGCTATGCTTGGTTTGATGTCCACTACCTAATTCAAATGGTGGAGTTTCTGGGAGTTTATATTTCCAATTTTCACTTTTAGATAATTCTACCATATCTTTCCATGCTTCTCTATCTGATGGATATATGATTGAATCTCCAGTTCTTTTATCTGAAATCCATTGTCCAAATAATGGATGTTTTGCGTTAGGAAAATATCCATTATTTTTGTAATCTAATGCAAGTTGTTCTACTTTTTCTTTACTTTTATTCTGTCTGATTCCTAACTTTGGTTTGGATGCACTTGTATTTAATGGAGGAACAGTTGTCGCCAAATTTGGTTTAGATACATTGACATCTATTTCTTCTTCATTTTCCAGCCACTGTTTAAAGTTCATAGAAGTATTTATGAGGTAAATTAAGAAATAAGTCTTGTCTGCAATAGAAAAATTGTTATATTTACTTTACAATGAAATAAATTTTACTAGTTATGACAGGAAATTACGAATGAAATTAGATTCCAGAGACAACAATATTGTCAAAAAGATTATTACATTTAAACATAAAGGCAAGGAATTTCTATGGGAATCTCTTGCTCCTGAAAATTCACCTGTAAATGTTGAACGCTATGCAGTGCTAGAAGGTATAAAAAAAGAAGAAGTAGAAGATTTTAAGGTAAAAGTTATTCATTTTCCAGCAGATATTGAAGATAATTTTCACACTTGGTTTTTTAATCCAGATAAATGTGAAAGTTCGATTGAAAAATTGAAACCAAATAAAAAAAGAAAACTTGTATTGAAGAAGAAGCCTATGGAAAAGAAACCTGTGTTAAAGAAGATACAAGTAAACAATAAATATACTTACATATGTGATAAGCCAGTAAGAATAGGCAGTGAGGTTAAATTACCAACTCCTCATTGGATGCGTGAATTTCAAGACGACACATGGGTTGGCAAGGTAACTAATTTAAAGAGCGATTATGATGGTGTGTGTGAAAGTGTAATTGAAGTATTAAAGAAATAGGATTGAAACATTAAATTTGATTTGAATTTGGTAATTTAATGTTAAATTTAGCAACAAAAGAATAAGAAATGATAAGAGATTTTAATAGTAGCCGCCTTAAAAGACAGATTCTATAAGTTTTATGACTTCTGATGTATTTAAATTCATGGCTGCACTAGCAAATGATGCTACATTTAATTCTGGTGGTGCATCCCATATAAGTTTATGTGCGGATGCAGCACAATATAATTTATAATTTCCAGTAAGTACAGCTTTTACTAAAGCATGCGTACTGGAAAGGTAAATTTCTTCTTGTGGTAGTTCCATAAGCATTTTAAGTCGTAATTTTTCAGTTACAACATTAGCTGTATAGAATGTACGATCTTCATTTTTAAGATATTTCATAACCCACTCTACGAATACTTTATTTTTTGTATAATTCAAAGATAACAGTGAAGCAAAATTAAATCGTTGGTCATTATTTGGTTCTATAGTATCACATTTTTCTATAGCTTCACATTTTTTGCCAACAATTCTCATAGGATCTTTATGAGTTATATCAGAAAGCCTAACTTTCCAGTAATTTGGTTTTTCTTTTTGATCAAGACATGGTTGGATAAACTTAGCCACATTTAAATCTTTGTAAGAATAGAAAAAATAATTTGGATTTTCTTGAGTATGAGTTGTGTTGTTACTCCATTGATATTCTGGAAAGGACACATCATTTTCATTTGTAACGAGGTATGCAATGGCAAGATTATCACTCATAGTTTTACTCCTAATTGGCGGTTGTTCAATAGTAGAGTATCCAAAGTCTCACCAGCTTAAAAACTTTTCATATTTTATGAAACAACCAGATGGAATTACTTGTGGACCAGCGTGTGACAAGATGGTTCTTAGATATTATGGTATAGATGTAAATTGGTCAGAACTAGAAAGATCCGTATTGGTATCTGGACAATATCGTGGTGATAGAATTGGTTTTTCGACTCCAAATGGTGTTGCTTCTGGTTTGAATAAAAATGGATGCAAGTGTTATGTTACGAGGGGAAGTATTTCTTATTTGAAAAAACAAATAAGTAATGGAAAGCCAGTTATAGCATTGTTGCGTAGTGGGTCTGAGATGTGGCATTGGGTTGTAGTGATTGGATATGATTCTGAGAATTTTTGTTTCGCTGATCCAGATAGTGGCAATAAGGAATGGATAAGTTTAAATAATTTTGAATCAAGTTGGTCATTCAAAACAGACATGGAAGGCGGATTTGTGGGAAAGGTTTGTCCTTGGTGTCATGGAACAAAGAAAAAGTTTTTCTTGCCATGTGATGTTTGTTTTGGTTATGGTTATATAGATCCATTCAAAGATGGTCTTAGATCTGCAGGGATATACTCTTATACATTAGTTGTACCAAACAAGTGAGAGGACAAATGAAAAATTTATTTTTATTGATTTTTATGGCATTTTTATGTGGTTCTATTTTTGGATTTCTTAAGATTAAAGATAAGTCTGATCAAAAAAAAGAAGATGTGATTGAAAATAAAATAATTGAAAAGAAATTACCAGAACCAAAATGGGTTAAAGTAAAGCAATATAGCAAGCCTGATTTTAGATTGGGAAATGTTTTATCTGATATTAGGTCGCATGTAGATGATGGTGGTTATTACGATGATCCTGATTTGATTACTTCCGCACATGAAACGACACATGGAATTAATTCAAATGTTAGAAATCAGTTATATGATGGCAGGGCGATTAATGCATTTTATTGTTTAGATGGAAAGGCTTGTGTATTATTTGAGCCAAAGACTAGGATTGAGAAAGTCGCTAAGAATGTACCTCATAGCTTGCGTGGAAGTGTTTATAATTTGTATTTAGTGGAACAAGCATCTGGATGGGGAGATAGACCATTATATTTGCTTGATGAGTGGGTTGGTTATACGAATGGTAGTGCCACCAGAAAAGATTTGCAGATAAAATCTCGTGCCGAAACAGTTAGGTACATGTTGGAGTTTGACATTTATGTTTTAACATTACTTATGGTTTTAGATTCTAATGAGTCTAATTATGAATCTGAAGATTTATCTGTTTTTGTTCGTTGGAATATAGAAAGAAGTATGTCAATTTACAATAATGAAAAAGAGGCTACAGAATACTTAGAAAAATTCAGAACTGTTTCCGATGCAGAGTCTTTGCGTATATTTGTCAAAAAAAAATATGGCAATGATTGGGCGAAGAAAGTGTTTGGAATTTAAAGTTTTGTGAATCCTTTTATGAACAAGGATCTAAACTTTCTATATCTTTCTATTTTTTCTGGATTTACGATTCGATTGAAGTCTGAGTAATTTTTATCATCAAATTTATACTTAAAGTATTCTATATCTTTTTTGAATATAAAAGCGATTTTTTCAGCCAATTTATCTGTGTAATATTTCCTATAGTCATCATGTGATGATTTATTGGAATGTGGCAATCTTTTCTTTGTTCCTAAAATATCAATAACAAATTCGAAGTCTTCTTTGAATGTGTGCATATTACAGAAATAATCTACAGAAACTTGATTGTCGATAGTAATCCAATCCCAAACTGGATTTGGGTGCGACCAATTGCGATTATTTTTATCATGACTCATACTGATGCGACCTAACATAAGCCATTCGACATATTCTTCAAAGCTACAATTCTTACCTTCTCGATTATTGGGAAGTCTTCCTCCGCCACTTTTTTTTAACCAAAAGTATGCGGATACAATTCTATCCCAAGGGTTTCTTGTTGTTGCAAAAATGAAATAATGATTTAGGTCGAAATTAAAGTTTTTATAAAATCTCATTGAGTGATGTACTGGGAGAAATTCGTATTTTCCTTCTTCTTCTGGTATTGGCGATCTTGCTCCCCAAAGATCAGTAATAGACCAACCGCCAGTCTTTGGTGGGTGAATATAAATTAATTTATGATGATGATTTATCATGGATTTATATAGGCATCCATGCCTTTGAAATGCTCCTTGCATTCTTATATATCATTATTCGAAGACACATGCAAATTTAGTTACAAAAAATTATAAGCTTTTGGCATAAAAATTATCAACTTTGATTGTTAAGATAAAATCTCCATTGTTTAATGAGTGTTTTTAAACAATGGAGATTAATTCAAGTGTTTGCGATTAAGATTTACTTGCTATTTTTTGAGCTTTCCCAAAATTGCCTTTAGCAAGTGCTTTTTTCATTTTCTTTTTGCTGATTAATTCAGCTATAGAAATCATATCTTCGCAATCGATTGGCTTTTGAAAAAAGATCATATCTTTGCTATCTTGTTTTCCAATAAAGCAGATAATTTCTTGTGTGTCTTTTTTTATAAACTTCACAATTTCATCTCCAAATCCAGCCATCTGATTAACACTTACAGATTCTTGCTCAAACATTGATAGTATTCCTTTACTTTTTAACTGGGTTAATGGGTTTTGCTTGAGTTGGTATTGATTCTTCAATCAGCCAACGAAGATTACCATCTTTTGTATAGCCGAATTGTTTTATGGCATTGTGATATCCTTGGACATAGCTATTGTCGCCTAAAACTCTAATGGCAGCATCCCATCCGTCTTGATAGCTACCGGGAGATTGAGGACCACCAATTTTTATAATTGCATCACGATAACCATCATTATATTTTGGATTGCTTTCCAAGATATTAATTTCACTCATCAACATGCCATTTTCATATCTGAGCATTGAGATGTAATTTCGACATTCTGCTGCATCATAACATTTATAAGCAGTAAAAGACGAAAGGGCAAAAAATCCAGCAAGACTTACCAACCACAATTTGGGTTGCATACAAAGTACCTCCGTGCAGTAAATGAAATCAAACGACTTGAGTAAATTAATCGAAATTGAAAATAAATCAATACTTGTTACCGAATTTTTCCAAAGAAAATTTCAAACTCACATCAATCTTGAAAGTTGGTATGCCAATATCTGTGCAAATGTTAAGTTTTTTTGCTTCTGTGGCAGTTATGTAACAGTCCGCATGATTTCTATTGTGGACTAGTTTAAGGAAAAAGTCGTATTTTTTCTTACAGTTTTCTGCCATAAGTTTGAAAAGCAACTTATTGAGTCTATCTGTTTCTTTAGCATCTGCTTTAATTTCTTCTATTTTACCGAAAGAATTCGAAGAAACTTCATGTAGCATGAGTGTGGCATGTGGCGACATATATCTTTGATTTCCCATGGCGAATAAAATTGCACCACAAGACATTGCCTTTCCTTCAACTATTGTGTGGCAAGGAAGACCACAATGCTGCATTTTTTGGATCATTTCCAATAAACTATAGACTTGACCTCCATAAGAATCGATTACAATTGGAATGAATGGTTGACCAGAATTGACAGCTTTATCGATTTGATCAGTAAAAGTTTCGCAAGAAGACTCGGAAAATCTTCTCACTCTAATAATTACTGGTTGTTCGAATAAATCATCATGTTTGGTTTTGATCAAAGGGTGGACATTAATTTTTTTATACATTTTATCTTTTCAAGTATTGTTTTGATAAGTTGGAAATAAATTGAAATGCTGGCGTTGGAGAATATTCTGCCAATGTTTTAAACGGATTGCCAAGCGAAAGAAAGTGTGGTGGTTTATAAGGAAACATATTTTTATGAAACAATGGTTGATATCCATGTTCATAATGAATGAAATTATTCACAATTTTTGAATGTAAAGAAGATTTATAATCAAAGCTTGCGTATGCGTTATAATATTTTCCAATGTATCTATAAAGAGCCATGTTCATAACAACCTGCATACTTCTATTCCATACTTTTTCGTTATAGTAAAATTGTTTATAGACATAATCTTCTGCATCTAAGATCATTTGATCAAAAAATTCAACTGGAAAATTGACAAAGCATATAGGAGAACCTGCTGCGGACCATTGATTTGATTCAATTGCATTTGGTTGAATGTTAAAATATTTTTCTAGGTCTGTATGTTCATTGATGAATTCTGGAACAAATGTTGGATCTACTTGGAAATGACATGAAATTTCATCTGTTTCGATTTTTGGTGGTGAACAAATAACCATATCTGGTTCGAGGACGAAAAACTTTTTTCCAAGTCGTTTTTCTTCGAGTGCTGTTTTTATGCCATAAAATTTATTGAGATCAGTATGACCTCTAGTTTTCCCAAGATTACGAATAAGCATAGTATTGACATGATTCCCAAGATTTTTTACCATGTCTGGAATAAAATCATCTGCCGAGTCTGAACAAAAGCAAATAAGCAGTTTATCCTGCATATTTAATGCATTAAAGCTTTCGATCATAAGTTCAATCTGCCATTGGATTTGTGGTGTTAATTCCACTGATACAAAAAATTCCATTGAATCTCCTTTTGTTTAGTTTAAATTAGTAAGAAATGTAGTAAAATAACATTAAGAAAGGAAGGTCATAATGATAAGGTACTTTACTTTGATTGTCTTATTGTATGTTGGTCTTACACCAAAATTACAAGCTGGTTGAAAAGATAACGATAATCCTGCAGGTTTCATTGTAAGAAACTTGGAGGCTCCATCAGTTGATGGAAGTTCAACTTTTAGTGATTCTCAAAAGAAAAGAATTAACCAAGATTGGTTGTATGTTCAAGCATTAGCTAGACAATTAGATTCCATGAACGAAATAATGTTTAAAGCTACTTTAGGTCGTTCGGACGAAAGAATTAAGTCTGCTGCTTTGCTTATAGCTCACAAGTACAAGACTAAATACCTTGAAGATATCATCGAAAGGGTTAATGATGAAGATTTATTGGTTAGTCAATGTGCTAGACATAGTTTGGTAATGATTAGTGGTCAATATTGTGGCAATAACAAGCATGTTGATTTTGGACCATTGCCAAATCATAGTCCTACAACCAAAGATTCAATCGCTTTGTTGTGGAAAATTTGGTTTGAAGAAGCCGAAAAAGAAGCAAAAAAATCTAAGGGAAATGAAGATGAAATAATTTTCAGAAAGCGTGAGATATTTAATCCTAAGGATTAATGTGTCTAATAAAAAAATAAATAAACCATGGAAATTTAAACTTCCATGGTTTATTTTTAAATGGATAACACATGAAATTTATAATACCAGCAAGAGAAGGATCTAAAGGTCTTCCTTATAAAAATAGAAAATTATTCAAATATACATCCGAAAAAATCCCTAAAGAATTTAGAAGTCTTGTGTGGGTTTTAACTGATGATTTTGAAATTAAAAAGATGGCAATTGCTTGTGATTTTAATGTGTGGGATCGTGATGATTCTGTATCTGGAGATTTAACCTCAACTAAAGAATTGATGGTTAAATTTATTGATTCAAATAATATTTCAAATGAAGATTTGATTGTTTTATATTTAACATATCCAGAAAGAAATTGGTCAGATATTGAATCGATTTTATCTTTTTATAAGAAAAACAATTTAAGCACATTGTTGTGTAAAAAAGAAATCGATGTTTCTCCATTTCTTATTTTAAAAGAAGAAGAAAATAATATGGGTTCTCAATTATTTTATCATAATTTATACAGAAGACAAGATTACCCAAAATGCTTTGAAATTAGTCATTTTGTTTTTATATTTAATTCTAAAATTATATTATTATTGAATAATAATATGTACAACACAAATACATATTATTATCCAATAGATTCAAAGATCGATGTTGATACCCAAAAAGATTTTGATAAATTGAAATAAATTTTATGGAAAAAATCATAACAAAAGAAAAAATATTTATTGTTCAAGAAGAATTAAAAGATTATAAAAAAATGATTTTGTTTGGAAAAGGACCATCTTTTCAAATAAAAGAAAAAACATTAGAACTTTTTTTTTGTGGAAATGATGCAATGAATTTTGTTGATTGTGATGTTCTTTGCATAAATGATTTTGAAGCAACAACAAAAATAAATAAAGAAAAATTAAAATATATAAAATTTATTTTACTTCCAAATAATCCACACATTAAAAAATCACCAGACAAATCAATAACTTACAATAATGTTGTAGAAGTTTTTGATTTAAATTTTAAAGGCAAATACATAGTCTACAACCTTAAAACATCAAAAGAAAATGATGATTTTATAACATTAAATACAGCTATTAGTGTTTCTAATACAGCATTAGAATTTGCTTCTAAATATTTAAAAAATATAAAAGATGTAGAAACATATGGAATTGGAATGATGGAAAATTATTCCGAAATTTTTTATGAAAATAACAAAAACCCATCAAGTGAATCTAAAGATAAAAATTGGATCAATTTGGTCAAAAGTGACATTGTAAATAATTGCAATGCAAATAAATTAAATTTAAAAATGAATTAATTTCATTAGAGCTTCCGATGGGATTCGCACCCACATAATCCGCTTTACAAAAGCGGTGCATCCTGATCTGCCACAGAAGCGTATATTATTCTTTAGCATCAATTTTTTTTGCTAAATTTCTACTCTTTTTTGGATTTTTACTATCAATCTTTTTGTCACTATACCTTGGATTTCCGGCAACAAATCCTTGTTTAACATGCTTGTAATCCCGCACATGTTTTTCTCTCCATTCGCTGATATTAGGCATAGAGAATCCTCTAGAAAAACCATAAAGTAGTTCCTCTCTAAGTATTTGATCATTTGCGATGAAGTCTTTAAAAGATTCCTTCATAGCTTCACCAGCACCGGGAAGTTCCGAATTGATTATATCAATCATTTCATCATCAATTCTTTTAAGTTCTTTTTGTTTTTGAACAATTTTATTGAGTGATTCTTGATCATGTTCTGAATCTTGATAATCTTTACGATATTGTTGAATTATATTTGCAATCTTTCTTTTTTGTTGAACTTTTTCAAATAGCTTACTATCAATACCACTTGAAACAACATATTTTATATCTACTGGATGGTTGGTATTGATTCGATAAATTCTACCTTCGCTTTGCTCTGCAGATTCTGGTGTCCAATCAAAGTCATTGATAATCATGCTTTGAGCAGCATTTGGAAAATCGATACCAGTACCGCCCATTTTCATCGACATGATCAATACTTTTGCGTTGGCATCATCGGTAAATTTACCTTTAACTGCCGTTCTTTCTTTTTTCTTTGTATCGCTCATATATGTTAAAACATAAAAGCTAGGATTGATATTTTTCAAAGCTTCTGAAATTTTATAAACCAGTTGGTTTCCAGATTCCACAAAATTTGTAAAAACAACAACTTTACTAGCTGCTGGATTATCTTGTTTTAATCCATTAGTTACAGTTTGAATTACTTTTTTTGTTGTATCATCAGTTTTGAGTTGTGCTACAGTTTCTCTTGCGGCAATAAGTTTTGATACTGGTAGATTTGGATTTTTATATCCACTTAACTTAGTTTTGTATTTAGAATCAAATTGGTCTTGGTTTATTTGTGTTTTTTCATGCCCAACAGAAATATTTGGCATTTCACGAACATCGCTTTTTGATCTGCGAACATAAACACCAGAAAGATTAAGCCAGCGATTCAATCTTTCTGCAGCAGCTATCTTTTTTTCTTCTGAATCTCTTCCAGATTGGTCGTAGTTGTCATTTTCTCCTGCGAAATCTCTTTTAAATTTCTTTTCTTCAACATCTCCCAAATGATGTCCAGTAATTTTAAGTTGATTTTTTACATCCATTGGTTTGTTCGATGAAACAGTCGCAGATGCTCCCCATCTTGTCGGAATATTTGCAACAACTTTGGCTATATTCTTACTCCAAGTTGCTTTTCCATGTTTCACTTTGTGCAATTCATCAAGTATGGCAATTCCAAAATTTTCATTTGATAGTTTTTTAACTATATCTTCTAAATTTTTTCCTTTAGAGAAATTATCGTAATATAAAACTGTCCATTTCTTAGGATTTAAACCATCTGTAGATATTTCTCCACTGATATTATCGCCAAGAACACTTGTAATTGTGCTTATCCACTGTTTAACGACAGGCTTCAAGGTAATGATGATAGTAGGTCTATTGGTTTCTTGCATGCGAATTTCTGCTGCCGAAACAAGCTGCACGGTTTTGCCAAGTCCCGTCTCGTCACCGAGAATTGCATGATCACGACCATAAAGAAATGCTACACCTTTTTTTTGTGCGTCATATAAATCAAAAGAACTCTCTGGTAGTTTTTCCTCTATTTTGCTGATGAAGATTTCGTCTTCATCATGCTTTCCTTCATATCTTGTCCTTTCGAGACCACCGCTTGAAGATTTTTCTCCAAAAACTTTTCTAAGATTATCTACATTGTAATTGAATTTTTTGAGTAATCTTCCAAATGTAGCATATTGTTTATATGATCCAGAAACAATATATGAATAATCATCTTTAATCCATTCGTAACTTGGAAATGTATATTGAATTGATTCTTTTAAGAATTGTTTTTTACCTTGGCTTAGTTGTGAGTAATTTATTTTAATCTTCATCTTATTTCCACCAAGGTTTTGGAAACTAATTACATCTAAAGATTGTTCTAATGCTGGTTTGTCTTGAATTTCTGATTTTTTTTCTTCTGGCTTATCCTTAATTTCAACAGGTGATTTATTTGTTTCTTCTTCACCTGTTCTTTGTTGACTTCTATTTTGACCTTGATCAAATGGTAATGGTCTAGAGCTTTCGGTTTCTATTTCATATCCTTTGTCTCTTAGGAGTGAAATAATTTGTGGCAATATTCTTGCATGTATTTGGTACATGTGAAGAGAATTTTTGTCTTGTTGAAATTTTTTAAATCTTGGATAATTATTATTTCCAAATTTGTCTGTTTCTTTTTGTGCGCCTTCTGATTTGAATTCAGAGTCTACAATTTTATTGATTGCAATTGTCAATGATCGATCAACGCCATGAGGAATATAAACTTTAACTTTTCCATAAACCAATGGTTGTCTGTCAAACACTTTAACTTTTTCTTTTTCTTCTGTCGATCTTTGAGGTTGATCTTTGTTTATATCTTGATAAATCAAATTGCTTATTTCTTCGTAATTGTTAATTTGAGTATTTTTATAATGAGACAAAAGTTTTAACATTTGCGATGCAACACGAACTGGAATACTTTTACTAGTCACATAACCAGCAGAAGCCAAAGCTTGGAATGTAGACCAATCCTGTTTCCCAAATCCACTCAAATTATCTTCTACAGGTGCGCCTCTATCAGCCATTTCTCTTACTGTTTTCTGCAAGAGTTCAACTCCGGGTCCAGAAATTTCTCCCTGTGTATTTTCCAATAATACATTAAGCTTCCAATTTTTAAAATTAATCATAATTGCCTTTAAATATTGTCTAAAAATCTTTTTGTTGAAAGGTATTTCTTTGTTCTTTCAAAATCTTCGCCTTTAGGATTGTGTCCTAAGAAGTCAGCGTAAGACGGATTTATTTTTTTACCAATTAATGTGTCAACATATGGTTTTAAATCAGAGTCATCATGATCTAAGAATGATTTAACATGAGGTTCTTTAAATCCATTCATGTTCATCCAATCGCCAATTTTAGATTTTGTTAATCCAGATTTTGTGTGTTTTAGATCATAAAACATACTTGGGTCATAGCTGCTTTTTGCCCATTTATAAAGATTGATAAGATGAGAAATGTCAGATGCTTCGCTTTTGCTCCATCCATTATCAACCAAAGCATCGATAACATTATCCATATCTGAATTTCTAAGCATGTAAGCTGGTGTTAGCCAGCGATCACCCTTCATATTTGGTTGCATATCATCAATTGAATATTGTGGCATAATCAATGGAAGTATTCCTAGATTATCAAGCAACTTAATATATTTTCTTGTATCAATTCCAGAATCTTCTAATCCACTATTGAATTCTTTTTTGAAAACATCTTTTGGAATATCTTTAAGTTTTTCATTTCCTTTTATGACAGAAACAATCTTTTTACATGGTTTTTCACCATTTCCATATTTGCAAGTCATTTTAGCAAAACGCATAGCAATTGATGGATCTTCGTTAAATCGAGATTCAAAATCGTCATTAACACTAACTAGATCACGACTTTTTATATGATGTGCGCCACCAAATGGATCAATCAGTTCTGTATTATCTCCATCGCTATTATTCAATGGAATGTACATAGAATTAATTGTGAAGTCACGATTCATTGCATCGTCTTCTAAAGCTGAAGTAGCATCAAAAGAATCAGCATCATACGATTTGCTTTTGGGAGATTTAGACATAATGGATAAATCAAAATCTTCTCCATTAATCGTCACTTTAAATGCCATTTCTTTTCCATTTTTGTCCCAACGAGAAACAGAAAATGTTTTTTTTCTATTTGAATCTTCTGGAAGATTTTTATATTTATTTTGAAATTTATCTTTGTTTTCTGGTTTAACCTCAACAAAATTATTTTCTGGATGTTTTAGGATCATTCGAATTTCACTGGCGGTTGCATCAGTTACGAGGTTGTAATCTCTTGGAGTTTTACCAGCTAAGTGATCTCTTACGGCACCACCAGTTAAGTGGATTGTTTTTCTTTTAAGCTTTGGTTCAATTTCTCCACGACCCTTATCGATTGTTGTATAGCCAACACCGATTTGATCGCTTATTTCAAAGGCTTTCATCAATACTCTTAGATTTGATCTATTGCCCCTCGAAACATTGAATGGCATAAATTCACCATCATTTTTGCTAAGTTTAATTTTAGAAGGAACAATGCGATTAGGCTTTGCTTCTGCTTGTTCTTTCATCTGCATGAATTCAGAAAATCTATTTTTCATAAAAATTTACCCCAAAGTATATGACATTATTATTTACAGACTTAAGCTGTGTTTTTTTCAAATTAAATTAGTTAGTTCCAAGTTTCCATGCCGCAAATGCCGATAAAGCGGTCAATGCAATCTTAAATGTCCAATCTAACAGTTTAGACCACTTGTTTTCATGGTCTTTTACAGCGACATTAACATTTGACATTTTTATTTCCAAATCGTAAACCTTTTTCTTTAGTTCATTTAAATTTTCAACTATAGTTGGCACAACACAATCATTAGATGCCAATCTTTGTAAAATTAAACTAATATCACGGAATATACTTTGAAAATCTTCCTTGTATTCATCGTCTTTTTCATAAAGTATTTTTAATCGTTCATCAATTCTACTAGTTATATCAATGACATCGTTTATTGATTTTCTTATTTCTTCATATAATGGTTCCATTTCAATGACCTTCGAATTTTGTTTTTGTTGTGCCATTAGTAATCCATTTCTTTTAATACTATGCTTATATATACCATGAGCAAAAAAGACACCTTAAAAGAAATGGAAAATTTGGAAGAATTATCTACAGTTGAAATACAGGAGGTATCAAAATTTCAAGAAATAGAAGACATTCAAGATGTGATTCCACAAATGAATGTCAATGTTCCTATGCCAGAAATGATTAATTTCGAGGATGAGAAAGTAAGTATTGTATCAGATGAACAATTAGTCGGATTATATGTAGAAATTTTAGATTGTATAAGAGATGACAGACAACAAGTGAGTACTTTTATAGATACAGTTGCCGAAATGGTTATAAATGATGGAGATGCAACCTCATCTAGCAAAGAAGCTTTGGTAAATTTAGTCAAAATAAAAAGTGACATAACCGACAAAATGACTAAGGTCGCAGATTTGATGACAAGGGTAAAATTGAAAGAAAAAGATACCTTTCCAAAATATCTGGCGGCAAATCAAAACAATACCATAAATATAAATGAAGGTGGTTCTAGAAGATCACTAATAGAAGCTATAAACAAGGCTAAAAAAAATAAGGAAAAAAATGCATAATGCAGCTTTAGAAGAATGGCTTAACGAAGCAGAAGGCGATCCAGCCATGAACCCATCTGGCAACCCGCCAGCACAAGGATTAGGCATACCTCCGGGGCAAGAAGGACCACAAGGACCACAAACGGACCCAAATGCTCCTGTGCCTCCACAAGCAAAAGAAGATCCAAATGTTAATCCTCAAGGAGAACAGGATCAAGAAATTCCAGATCGATCCGAAGATCCAGAATCTCCTGATATGCCAGAGGAAGAAAGCAAACAAAATTTCGAGGAATGGCAAGACACCTTCTTTAGAGAATCAACAAAAAATGATGTGAATAAGTTAATTGATCTTATTCATCAAATTCGTGATACAGATTTGGAATCTTATCCAAGAAAATTTGTCGAAGATAATTTGCAAATATGTTTTTTGCGTCAACACGCCAATATTGATAAGGCATCTAAAGAAATTAGAAAGCTTATAAAAAACGAATTGGATCAAAACAATCCAGCAAAATCTTTGACCAATCATATTAATACGACTTTGAAAACCATGCCAGATTTAAATAATGTTTTCATCAAGATTAAAGGGTTGCTTGGTGCTAAAGGCGATATGCATAGAAAATATATCGCTGCATTGATTGGAAGCATTCAAGTTGGTAATGGCGGTAATTCTGAAGACATTATTTATAATGAAAAAGATTATTCCATTCGTATATCAACCAGATTCAACGACAAGTGGGGTCGAGTTGAAATCGGCAAGTGGTGTTTAAAAGAGGAAGATCCAGAAACCTATCTTACAGAGCCAGAACAAAAAAGACTCGAAGAAGGAAGTCCAGAAGAAAGAGATGTTCTTCGCAGAAGAATCGTAATGGAAAGCATTGCAGATCACTTCAAAAAACGAGCATTCATTATTCATGTAGTTGATAAGGATGGAACTGTAAACATGCTTGGTTGGGATTTAGGATCATCTTTAAGAAATGCTTATACGGAAGGTAAGCTTATTGTGAAGACCATTTTATCACAAAACTCCGAAGCTCTTATAAATGATGATGGAAAAATAGTTCCAGCAGTTGATCTTAAGGTTGTTTACATTAAGGAAACTGGAGAACTTGACGAAGATGGGAAGCCAGTTACTGAGGAAAATGATTTCATCGAAAGAATTGATGGGATTTTATACCTTACCGCATCTCAACAAATATTGAAGGAGTCATCTTCTTCTTTCAGTGGAATAGTATGGCAAGAATTACCATATAACGGAAATCCAAGTGATTTAAAAGTCTTGGTAAGATGCGTTCCGAATGCTCCAGAAGTTCTAATGAGACAATGCTAAGAGGAATAATGATTTTTTCAGAATGGATTAAAAAAAGAGATGATATTAGTTTAAAAGGCATGGCTTCATATAGCGATGCCTTCAAATCATTCCTTGAAAAAAGAGACATAGATTTATATGACGATATAAATAATGAATCGATTGGTAAGTATGCTGCACCACTTTTAATGGGTATTGGTGGATTATTTGGAGGTGGCGATGCTAAAGCAGCACCAGATATGCCAGTAAAAACAGCAAGTCTTCCTAAGATTACACATGAATTTGAAAATGGAATTTTAACAATTAATATTCCAGCTAAAAATTCAAGCTATAATGCCGTAAAAGATGTTTCTGATATCATCAGAATGGTAAATGCAAAATTACCAAAGAAATATGGTTATCCAAATCGTGTTTATGATATAAAAGATCTTAATCGCCCTATTTTTGCAAAAGAATTAGCTGAGAAAATAAACTCTAATCAAAATAAAGATTTCACTTTAAGATTAAAGTTTTCTCAAACTCCAACTTTTGACCAAAAAAATCCAGAAAAAAAAGAAGACGAAAAAGTTGCACAAAAAGGAGAAGATCATAAGTGGTCAGACGATGATTTGAAAATATTAGTTCGTGGATTAAATAAGAAATTTGCCGACAAGGGTCTTCGGCTTAACGAAGCAGATCCAAAATCAAATTTTAAATTTTATAAGCCAAAAGATTTTATTCAGTCTGGTTATGGCGATAAATATAAAGATGTATTGAGTAGTGCAGGAGCAGCACAAAAAAAAGATAAAACAAAAGAAATGCTAGATGTTTCAAGAATTGAAAATAATATACCAGTATTGCTTGTCGATCCATTATCTTTTGGGATTAATGCCGATGGATTTTGTGATTATGTAACCATTGGTGGCAAGAAATTAGAATATTGCGTAGTCAAAGGAAGCCTTTCAGAAGAAGAAAGAATAGTTGCGTTGAAACATGAACTTCGTCATACCATGCAAGATGTTGGACCAGAAGAAAATATTTTATTTGGCGATAAACTAAAAGATAAAAAAGAAAAATATTTATTTGATAAAAATGAAATCGCAGTTCGATTGGGAAAACTAAAAAATAAATATTCAGAATTGACTGGTAAAGATCCATCAAATTTCGATAAAGCTTGGGAGCATTTTGAAAAAAATCCAGACTCCTATGACTATGATGTTAAACAATTAAATATAAATGTAAATATTATTGATCGTCATAAATTACGAACAGGAGAAAATTTACACAAAGAATTTAAAAACTATTTAAAAAGCAGCTGGGAAAAAGTAGTAAAAACAGATGGAGAGCAAAGAGACAAATCACTTGCTCGTTAATTTAAGGAGATTATAATGCAATTTAATGAATTTGTTAATCATCGTGAGAGAGAATCTAGAGATCATTTAAAATTAATTGAGAAGATTTTAAAGTCTGGAAAAGATTCTTTAAAGGTAAAATCTTTTTTGTCCGAAGATGATCCTTATCTTTTTGTTTATGCTCCAAATGAAAATTTTACTTTTGAAGGAATTAGGGTTTATCCAATAGGAGACACTTATGCCTATAAAATTCAAAATGCCGAAGACACACAGCCATTTGGAAAAGCATATTCTCTTGATTTAGAAAAAATGTTCGCTGATCACATGAGCGACAACATTGAATCAGATGAAGCAGCTAAAAGAGTTAGCGAAAATGTCAAAAGAGAAATCAATAGATTTTTTGAATTGACTGGAAAAGCAGAAGAAGAACTTGCAGGAACAAAACCAGATAGTGGTTATGTTCTTAAAACTGGCGGGTCCGATTATAGCAGCTTGATATTCAATAAATTGTAATTATTGTTTGACAATGCTTATTTGAGATGAAAGAGTCCAAATTAATGATTCTTTTTTATCTTGAAAAAATTCATCTACTGCCTTCTTTGCTCCCAAGCATGTTTTTTGATTATAATCATCGAAAGTCATGATTCCACCAGAAACCATTCTTGGATAAAAAAATTCAAGACAATCCTTGTAGCTTTGATAGATATCAACATCTATATGAACCATTGAAAATTTTTCATTTATTATAACTTCTGAATTAAATTCTGGAAATTTACCTTTAAAAACTTTTGTTTCTTGGAATTTTTCCAAAACTTCTTTGATTGAAGAATAATCAGTGTCATTGAAATCTTTTTCTTTATGATGATTATCAAATTCTTTATTGGTTGGTGGCATTCCTTCGAATGTATCAAAGCAATAAAATTTTCTTTCTTTTGCTTTATGTCTTGCAATACACAAAGCACTTCCACCTTTATATACACCGATTTCTGCGATAGATCCAGAAATACAATTGGTCATTTGTGTGTAAATTCTAAGGCGATTCAATCTTGGTTCGCCAAGTAATGTTTTTATTTTCATATTTTATGTAGAATTACAAACAAAATTTCATTAAAAATAAGGCGATAATGAATCCAAGCATAAATGTCACAACATCTCTTATTGAAAACATATGTGTTCCATTTTCTTTGATTAAATCTGAATTTTTAATTTCAATGCATTTTTCTTCTTCGACTATAGTGTGATTTTCTTCTTTGATTACACTTTTAATTTTATTTTCCATTGGGATAATATCTTGATTCACAAATTTCTCTTTCGGCAAAAATAGAGTTGTATCTTTTTTGCATTTTGGGCAAAAAAATGATTCAAAAACTTTTGATCTGATGCTTCTAACACCAGATTTTTTGCAGGAACTGCAAAGATACAATTGTTTTACAGGCATTTGTTATGCTCGAATTCTATCTTTGTTCTCAACAAACAAAGAAAAAGGCTGAAAGACAAAAGATTCAAAAACAAAATTTCTGCCTTTCATTCTGGAATAAAAATCTCCCATTTTATCGGGCTTGAATTCGCCCAATTCAATTTCTTTTTTGAATCCGGGAAATACTATCTTATTTCCGTATTCATCATGTTTAGATGTTCCAATTAAAGTGGCACTATCACTATCAAATGGCTTGAATATAATTGAATCTTGGTTGTATTTTTCGCCTAATTCTTTCATTATTTGCTCAAGCCCTTTGTCATCATCATTTTTATCGGCAAAAACAAGAAAAGAGATTTCTTTTTTTGGTGCTTTTTCAGATTTCGATCCAAAACCTTCAATATAATGACCTGTCAGTTTAGTAAATCTAAGACCAGCATGATTCAAATCATTTTGCAACTCTTTAGTCCTTCTTAGATTTTCTTTTTTATCATAGGCAGAACGAAAGGCGGAAATAATGCCTACATTTTTGCCTTCAACACTTGATATTAGATCGCTCAAATTTTTCTCTATAAGCTGATTCATGCATTACCTCCTTATAGTCTATTTATGAGCTTTCGTAGCTTTTCATAATCTGGTTTTTTTTGTTCTGGAATATTTTCCTCAACTATATTGGTTTCTTTTTCTTTATATTGATGAATTGGCAAAGAACGACAACAAGAACTGCATACAGATGGCCAAGAACCATCTTTGGTACTGCCATTATTGCCATAGACATCGCTGCCACAAAAAGGACAAGCAGTTACATCTGGACCGCCACCTTCAAATTTGAAGTCATATGTCCTATCCGAAGGCGTAAAAATATATCTTTTCCAAAATAATGGAGAAAATGGAATGGCTTTTAGGTAATAATCTACCATATTAGCATCCCAATGTATTCCACGAGCCTTATGAAGACATTCTTCGCATCTCCAAACATAATATCTGCTATAATTAGACTCTAGGCTTATATCACATTTTGGGCATCTGTACTTCATAGCAATATACCTTTGTAATAAAAAACTACAATCAAATCTACAATTAGTATATTACTTTTTTTGAATCTGTAACTTAAAATTATGTTTATTTTTATTTTTCTTAAGTAATTGAAATCATTAGACTTATGGATTTTTTAATTAAATTTGCAATTAACTCTGCCAAATAAGTTATTCATTGAATTTTTATTAGCATGTAGTTTGCTACCATCAAAAATTTCCCAACTAGAAAATTCATAATCCTCATCTTCATATACAGAACAAATATATTGAGTTTCTTTTTTGTGACTTGCCCGAATAACCACTAAGCAAAGCTGATTGTTTTTTCGCTTACCATCTGTCATAAAAATATATTCTAACAATTCGCCACTTTCAATCATGTTTTTTATTTTTGTAATACTTTCAGCATTTCCTTGAGGTGTATTCATATCTGGATATTCGATGACCATTTCTTCTACATTTAGAAGTTTCATAAATAAAATCGGTATCATTTCTCCATGAAGCCTAAACATTTCTTGTGCCTCATATAGTGTTTGCTTCATTAGTTCATCAATCATATTTACCTCTTTTAATATAATAGTTTTTGAATTTAGAATCCTAAATATGTCAATGATCCCAAACCTATTCACACCTGCTCAATTAAATGCCAGTGCTTTTGGAAAAAGCATATATGGTGGAACATTGCCAGCAAATCAATTTGGTCCTTCAATTGTTAAGATGAATCAAACAATTCAAAAAGGCACACTTATTGCTTTCAATTACACATTTAACAAGCCAAATCATGATCCTTATCCATTGGTTTTGGTGACCGATAGAGATTATTTGGTTAAGACGAAAAATAGAATTGATTTGCGAGGAGTTAATTTACATTACTTAAGTTTTAATGAGATTAGAAATCTTCTTCAAAGTAATTGTAATAATACTAATTTTACCTACGATTCTTTGAAACAAAAGCAATATATACCACTGATCAGTGCCTTTAGACAATATAAGAAAAGTGGAATAAGGCAGATCAAGGTTTTAGATTGTGCTTTTCTACTCAATGTTCTCGCTTCAGTAAGGTCAATTAATCCTTCAGAAGTCGAAGCGATTCGTAAGTCTGTTCGAGAACAAATAACCCGACTAACAAACCCGGCAGCGGAAGCAACGCCAGTAATTTAGATACGAATTGAGAAAGTGACAATCTATTAAGTAAAACTCAAAATACAGTAGGAATTTTAATGGCAGAGATGACAGATAGTTTGGGAAGATTCATACAAGGTCAAAACACCTCAAATATGACCTTGGGGCAAATTAAAGAATTGCTCAGTAGTGGATTAAAGGTTGGAGTTGGTGAAGCTAAGACTGTTGGTGGGAAATCTTCTGAATCTACATCATCTGGTTCAGTTTCAAAACTTACATCTTTATTTGAACAATATACAAAAAGTTTCTCCAACGACATAAAAGAACAAAAAGATTACATCAAACAAATGATTAGTGTTTTGACAGAAATTAAAAATTCAAAAGAAGAAAATAAAAAAAATCCAAAAGAAAAAAAAGACAAAAAAAATAAAAGCAATGATAAAGCTTTTAAATCAATGGAAGATTTGGCTAAAAAAGGTCTTCACAAAGGTTCAATATACACTCACGATATACATTGCGAACATCTTTTAAAAGATATTGGCAAAGACTTAAAAAATATAGCAAAAAAAATGGGAGTTGTAACAACTGACATTCCAGAACTTAAATTACCAGCGGATTATGCTGGTGGCGGTGGCGACAAAGGTGGTGGCGGTGGCGACAAAGGTGGTGGTGGCGGTGGTGGTGGCGAAAAAGATATTGAAACAGCATTTAAAAGAACAGAAAAGCAACAAAAAGCTTTTTATGGAAGAATGTTAAGACAAGGAAAAGAAACTGCTAGGACTATAGAAGGATGGATAAGTGAAGGTTTACTTGGTTTGTCAGGTGGAGTTTTTGGCAAAATGCTTGATGGGCTAATAAGAAAAGATATTGAAATCATACAACAAACCAGAGCGATAGCTTATGAAATTGAAGGAGCAACAAAAAATAGCAAATCATTAAATAAATCTTTTGAAGATTTTGGTAAAACAGTAAAAGCAACAGGTGTTAGTCGTGATGTATTTGCAAAAAATTATATCGATACTATGAAAATAGGTATTAAAAATGCCAAAATAGCACAAAAAATTACTGTCGCACAATTAAACACAGAACGGCAATTGGGAATGGAAGCTGAATCGTTGAAAGATACATTCCAAACCATGGCGACTGATCTCCACATGAATACAGCTGAAGTTGCTGACATGGGTCGTGGGATGAGAGATGTTGCTAGGTTCACTGGTCTTACTGGCGACAAATTAAAGGGAGTTATAGACTCTAGTGCAGAATTTTCAAAGAACATGCAAAAAGCAGGAAATTTAACTGCTCAGAGTTATAAGAATATAATTGAACTTGGTGCTAATTTCAAGAAATTTGGTGCTGATGGTTCTCAAATTTTAACGATGTTATCATCTACAAATAAATTATTAGAAGGAAATTCAGAAACATTTACTTTGCTTGCACAAAGTGCAAGTAGAGTTGGATTGACATCGGAACTTTTAAGTGGAAGTCTTTTAAAGAATAAAAAGAGCTTACAAGGTTTATATCAAGGAATGAAAAGTATAGCAGGTCAATTTGGCATTGCTGGTAATAATGCCGAAGAAATGCGAGCTAGTCTTGAAAACATGGATGATTTCACAAAAGCAAGAATGAATATTTCTCTTAAAGCTGCTTATGGTATGGAAGCTGGAGAATTGTTAAATACATTAGAAGCTGTTGGTGCATCAAGTGAAACATTATCAGACAAATTAGATAATTTAAATAAGAAAAAACAAAAGAATTTAACGCTTGAGGAAAGGGCTGGAATTGTAGAAGAAGAAAGAAAATTAAAACTTAGCAAATCCATGGAAGTGTTAGCGTCTATAGATAAAGCTGCTTCTTCTTCGAAAGATATGGGAGAAGCATTAGGAAAATTCAGTAAACAAAGAAGTACATTTGAAGGTGATCTTAAAGCTTTAGGTGTAGCATGGACATCTGAAACTGATGTTGCAAGAGGAGCAATCACCAATGCACTTGATGGAGTAAATAAACAACTTAAAGATGCGGGAAAAGCAGAACTTAAAATAAGTAGTGATGAAATTGAAAAAGCAATAAAAGATCCAACTGCAATTCGTGAGCTTACTGCGAAAATTACAAAAGCAGAACAAGAAGCTTCGACTGCAAGTAAAGCACAACTTGATCCTGTGTCATCTTCTGCCCAATCATTAATGGAAATCAATGACACGCTTAGAAATTTAAGTCAAAATGGATTGAGTAGTATATTCAATTCTTGGATTGGAAAATTAATTGTTCCGTTATTGGCTGTTGTGGCTGGTGTAGTTGGATTGGGCAGACATATAGAACGATTTTGGAGTTGGGCAAAAGGATGGGGTAAAGAAGGATCAGATACTTCTAGTGATTTCAGAATTGATAAAAAATCTCTTGAAGAAATGAAAAAACATTCTGATCCAAAAGTAAGGGAAATGGCAGAAAAGGCTCTAAAAAGAGGATCTATATTCGTCCATGATATACATCTGGAAAAAATCCTTCTTGCAATTCATGAAACAATTAAAAATTGTTGCATGGGAGATAAAGGAAAGACACCAGTACCGCAAGCGTCTGGTAAACCAGATCCAATGGCTGCATTGACTCAAGCTAAACCAACAGCTGGCAAAGCAGATCCAATGGCTGCATTAACGCAAGCTAAACCAACAACAGCACCAACAACGCCTACACCACCTCCTATTCCGGCAAGTACTGTTGGAAAAGTAGACAAACAAGCTAACGATGCACTCAAGCAAAGATTGCTTGAACAAAAATCCATTAGAGAAGGAACTACTGCTCCCAAGATTGCTCCACCAAAACCAGCTGGCATTTCAGATACAGAAAAAATTGCTGCTGCACAAAAAAGAGGAATATCGGAAAGCGGATTGGAAAAGATGAAGGCAGGTTTGAAAAGTAAAGCAGAAGCAGAAGGAAGTGGTGTGGATTTCAGACTTCAACGCAAGATTGAAGAACATCAAAAGAAAAAAATGAAGGCTGAAAAAGTTCAAATGAAGCATGATGGAAAAATGATGAGAGTAGAAAAAGAAGAAGTAAAGGTGGGCATGCCAGCTGCCGACTCTTCATTTTTAGAAGATGCAATAAGCCAAATAAAAAATATTAAGACAGAAGATTTGATAAAGGCTGGTGGCATTCTAATGGCTCTTGCAGCTGCATTAGTGATTTTGGGAATAGGAATAGTATTTCTTGGAAGTAAGCTTTTAAAGCTTACTGGTCTTGATCTTGCAACTGTTGCCGAAACTGCTGCTGTTGTTGTTGCCGTTGGTGCAGCAGCAGGAGGAATAGCATACGCATCTTTAGAATTGCTTGGAAAAATTGAAGAATTAAAAAGCTCTGGATTTATGGAAAAATTCAAAGGTGGAAATGCAAAAGAATTATTGATGGTAGCTGGTGCTGTAGCAATACTTGGTCCTATTTTGATCATATTGGGAGCAGCTGTTATAAAAGCAGCACAATTAATTACATCAAAACTTGATCTTGATTTATCTAAAATACTTGAAGTTTCAGCCATAGTAGTAGCATTAGGTGTTGCAGCTGGGGGAATTGCAGTGGCTTCGGTAGAACTTATAGAACAATTAGAAAAAGTAAATTGGGAATCAATTGACTTTGCAAATGTTTTATTGGGTGCTGCAGTATTGTTAGTCATAGGTCCAGCAATGGTACTTCTTGGTGCTGCAATTATAAAAATGAGCGATTTAATTCTTGGTGCTTTTAATCTTGATTTAAAAACAGTCATTAGAGTTGGTGCAACAGTAGCAGCAATCATGCTCGCTGCTGGATTAATCGCATTGGCTGCTATAGCTGCACTTCCAGAACTTTTCGAATTAGGCTTATTTGCCGAACTACTTCTAAGTAATCCATTAACATTATGGACTATAGGATACGGTGCTGCAGCATTGTTAGTTTTAGCTCCAGCAATCGTGCTTCTTGGTGCTGCAATCATAAAAATGAGTGATTGGATTTTAGGAGCATTTAATCTTGATGCATCTACTGCCTTAAAAATTGGAATGACTGTGGCTGGAGTAATTGCTGCAGCAGCAATAATTGCCGTTGCAGTTCTTGGTGCAGTTGCTGGATTAGCTGGATTAGGTGTTTTGGCTACAACATATCCATCTTGGCTTTGGATGATGCCTCTTGGTGCGGGAGCATTATTGGTTTTAACTCCAGCAATATTAATGCTTGCTGTTGCAATAATAAGAATGAGCGAATGGCTTTTAGGATCATTTAATCTTGATGCATCTACTGCTTGGGAAATTGGAATGACTGTGGCTGGAGTAATTGCAGCAGCAGCAGTAATTGCTGTTGCAATTCTTGGTGCAGTTTATGGATTAACCCAATTAGGTGTTTTGGCTTCAACATATATTGCGTGGGGATGGATGTTTCTTCTTGGCGCAGGAGCATTATTGGCTTTAACTCCAGTAATATTAACTCTTGCTTCTGCAGTAATAAAAATGTCTGAAGGTATATTGGGAGCTTTCGGTTTAGATTCTGGAAAGGCACTTGAAGTTGCAGAGAATGTAGCTGGAATAATTGCAGCAGCAGCATTAATTGCAATTGGAATAATTGCTGCAATCGCAGGGTTAACTTATTTAGGCATTTTAGCTACGATGGTTTACACCTATGCTCCACTTATGCTTTTGGGAGCAGCTGCACTTTTGCTTCTGACTAGACCAATAATAGCTTTAGCATCTAACATTATATCATTAGCAGATTCTGTTTTGGGTAGTTCAGAAATAGATCCAACTAAAGCCAAAGAAACTACCGAAGCAGTCGCTTCGATTTTAAATAGTGCTGGTGATATTGCTATTGGTATTTTGTCTGCAACTGCTGGATTGGTAGCACTAGGATCACTTGTAGTATATGCTGGTCCACTAGCTGGAATGTTAGCTGTTGGTGCTTTAGCTTTGCTCGTATTGACTCCAGCGATTTTGCTTTTAAGTGGAGCCATATTGAAAATGGCAAATGCTTTAAGTTTTGAAAAAGGTCAAGCTGAAAAAATTGTTGAGAATCTAGATGCGACTCTTGATGCTACGACTTCTATTGCTCTTTCAATTATAAAAATGGCTAATAAGTTGGCGATAATTAGTGTGTTGGCTATGTCTGCAATATTTCTTATTCCACTTTTATATCTTGGATCTTGGGCTTTGTGGGCATTAACACTTCCAATTAGAAGTTATGTTACTGCTGTAACAAATTTCTATGATTCATTAGTAGAAATCATATCACCAAAAAAAGCAGTTGAAATGGGCAAGGGTGTTAGTGGCATTATGGGTGCAGTTGGAACTGTTACTGAAGAAATTATGAAAGCTAAAGATAAACTTTCAAATCTTTCACAATATGCTGGATTCTTTGATTTTTTAATTGGCAATTCACTTGCAAAAACAATGTATGCTGGCGGTAAAGTTCTTAGAGCCTTAATGCTTCCAACCGCATATTATGCAATTTCTGTTGTTAATTTTTCTAGATTCCTAGCTTCTATCATAGAACCTAAAAAAGCAACTCAAATGGGCAAAGATGTTGCAGAACTTCTTGCTGGCATTGCTGCAGTTACTGACGAAATAATGAAAGTTAAAGACAAGCTTGCAAATTTCCCTGAGTATGGAAGTTTTTGGAATTGGCTTACGAATAATAAACTACCAGATCAAATGTGGAAAGGCGTAGCCACACTTTTAGAAATAATGAATCCAACCAAAATGTATGTAATGGCTATTGTGTTGTTTTCAAGAAATATAGCTTCCATAATAGATCCAAGAAAAGCTACCGAAATGGGAAGAGGTGTAGCTGAAATTCTTGCTGGTGTCGCTTCAGTTAATGAAGAGATCATGAAAGTAAAAGACAAATTAATTAATGTTCCAAAGCATAGTGGATTTTGGACTTGGCTTAGAGGAATACCATTACAAGAAACTTTAAGAGAAGGTGTATTGGCACTCCATGAAATGATGGGACCAGTAACAACTTATATTCAAACTATAGTTGCATTTTCAAAAAGAGTTGGCTCCGTTATAAATCCCAAACTTGCAAAAAGTATGGGTCAAGGTGTTGCGGATATAATTGATGGTTGTATGGTTGTGACTGATGCGATTTACAAAGCAAAAGACAAGTTAGTTAATGTTCCGAAATATAGTAAATTTTGGGCTTGGGTAAGTGGTGGTTCTTTGTCTGAAATTATGGATCAAGGAGTTTTAGCGCTTAAAGACATAATGGAGCCAACTAAGAAATATATTGAATCCATAGTGACATTTTCAAAAACAGTTGGCTCTGTAATAAATCCAAAACAAGCAAAAGAAATGGGTCAAGGTGTTGCAGATGTAATTGATGGTTGTATGGTTGTGACTGATGCGATTTATAAAGTAAAAGATAAATTGAAAAAAGTTCCAATGCATAGTAAATTTTGGGAATTTTTTGGTGGCGGAACCTTACAAGACAGTATGAATGAAGGAGTCTACGCACTTAACAGTATGATGGCTCCAGTAAAGAATTATGCTGCTTCTATAGTTAAGTTTTCTAAAAGTGTTGGTGAAGTTATAAATCCAAAACAAGCAAAAGAAATGGGTCAAGGTATAGCAGACATTTTGGCATCTATAGGACAAGTTAGCGATGAAATAATAAAAGCAAAAGATAAAATTTTATCAGTTGGCGGATTAACAAACGCAGTAAAAGACTTTGTGAAACTTTACGGAGCAGCAATTGCATTTAGAATTATGGGAAGTGGTATTCTTTCTTTCACAAATGCAATGGTTGGAGTTGTCAAACAGATTGAAAGTAAAGTAGATGTAGAAACTGGTAAGAGATTGATAAGTGTCATGAAGAATGTTGGTGAGCTTGTAAGTTTGACTGCACAAACAGTTAAAGATTTAAATGAAAAGATTCTTCCTTTAACTGAAGCTGGATGGTTTTCTGGAAGTATAGTAAGTCAGCTTAACAGTGCTATGCCTCAATTCCAAAGCTTCTTCTCGACAGTTCCAAAGTTTATAACAGATGCAATCGTAAAGCCGATGAACACAGCGTTTAAAGATGTTCAAGGCTTACAAGATGCTGGGATGAAGATTAAGGCTATAGGAATATTATTGAGCCAAGTTCATCCAGTAATTCAACAAATGCAATCAAAGATAGTTCCTTATACCGAATCTGGATTCTTTAATGCTGCTCCTATTGATAAAATCAAGGCTGGCATGGATGCAATGAGAAACTTCTTTACAGAGGTTGCATCGTTTATAACTAATGGCATTGTAATTCCAGTTACTAAAAACATGGCATCTGATGACGATTTGATTGATGCTAATTTACAACTTACAAGAATGGCAGTTGTGCTTGGTAGTGCTGGAAGAGTAATAAAAGGAATGATGGGCGTAATTGCATACATGGACCCAGCATCATTTTTCTCACAAGCTCCTGTGGAAAAAATCATGAAGAACAAGGATGAGTTTCAAAGAAGTTTCATAGCGATAGCAGAATTTGTTAAAGATGGCATTGTTAAGCCAGCCTTATCAGTTGGTGATTCTGGACAATTGAAAACTGCCGCAGAAAGATTATGTCAAACAGCATCGATAATGAGAAGTACAGCTATTGTTTTGAAAAGTGTAGATCAAACATTTGGACTCATGGAGTCTAAGTCAATTTTCAGTGACTCTCCAATAACAAAAATTATGAAAAATAAGGATGAATTCCAAAGAACATTCTTGGCTATAAGTCAATTTATTAGAGATGGAATTGTAACTCCTGTTTTGGCGACATTTCCAGATCCTTCAATAATGGTTTCTGCTGCAGTAATTATGCAGTCTATGGCTAAAACCATAAGTGCAGTTCCTCCAATCATCAAAAATCTTGCAGCTGCAATTGGGTTAATGACTGAATCAAAGAGTTTCTTTGCAAAAACTCCAGTTGAAACGATTATGAAAAATAAAGATGCATTTGCAAAATATTTTAGAACAGTAGCAGCATTTGTTAGAGATGCAATAGTAGTAGAAATCAATACAGCTTTTTCTGATGTTCCAATTTCAAAAATCGTTGAAGCAACAAGCATACTTACTAATCTAAGCAAAATCATTTCAATAATTCCAAAAGTTATAAAAGGTGTATCAGATGGTTTAATACCATTAGTTGTAAGTAAAGATGCCATTAAAAAAGCTCCGCTTAAAGCAATCTCAGAATCAAAAGAAGATTTCGCAAATTACTTCAGAGAAACTGCAGCATTTTTAAGAGATGGCGTAGTGATGCCAATATTAGAAGAATTTCCAGATGCTTCAATTTTGGCTAAAGCCACTAGTATCATCACAATGATAGCTCAATTGCTTCCAAATATACCACGAGTTATCAATCAAACTGCACAAGGTTTAATTCCATTGGTTGTAAGTAGAGATGCAATGAAAAAAGCACCAATGAAAATGATAAAATCTTCTAAAGATATTTTTAGTGAGTATTTTGTATCTGTGGCAGAGTTTTTACGAGATGGTATAGTTACACCAATTTTAGAAGTTTTGCCAGATACCAAAACTATAGCCAAAGCAACTAGCATTATCACAATGATGGCACAGTTATTGCCAACTATACCAAGAGTAATAAATTCACTTTCAAGCTTATTAGGTCTTTTAGACCCTAAAGATTGCATGAAAGATTCTCCCATGGCAATGCTTGCAAAAAATGCAATTATATTTGAAATTTATTTTTATACGATTGCAACATTCTTGAAGGAAGGAATTATTGAGCCTATTCTTTCTGGAATGGTTGATTCAAAAGATTTACAAAAAGCAAATCAAGCTATAAGCAATATGGATTTGGTCATTAGAGAAATACCTGTATTCATTCAAAGACTTTCTGATGGTTTATCGTCACTTATGTTTTCTGGGTATTTTGACTTCGCAATTTTTTCAGCAGCTAAAATAGTTGGTGCTTGGTTTAGCGGAATAGCATACGCTTTAATAGACGGAATAATTATTCCTCTCAGATTATTGCCTGATGATTCAGAATTAAAAGAAATAATTACAAAATTGCAAAGTGTAACGCAAATTTTTGGAGATATAAGACAAACTCTTGATTCTTTTGCCATTAATTTACAACCATTGACTGAAGGTGGATTCTTCACAAAATCACCAATCGCATCACTGTATTCATCTGCTAAGATTTTTGCAGAGTATTGGTCAGCTATAACTTCCTTTATTGCTAATGGAATTATAAAACCAATAAGTCAATTATCGCCAAGTGCAGAAATTGATGAATCAAGTAACAAATTAAAAAAATCAACTGAGATATTTGGCGAAATAAGAAACACTATTGAATTTTTAACAATTGCTTTGGAGCCTTTAACTTCTGGTGGTATTTTTAGTAGCTCTCCAATTGCATCATTAGCTTCATCGGCTCAAACTTTTTCAACTTATTGGTCAGCCATAGCAACATTCATACAAACTGGTATTATCACACCAGTAAATCAGATGTCTGGTGTTGAAGAATTGAAGTCTACTTCTCAAAAATTAGGTGTAATTTCTAGCATTATAAATGGAGTTAAAGGAGTAATTGACTCATTCTCACAACAAATACAACCACTAACTGGAAGCTGGTTGCAAAACATTTTCAATATGTCGCCAATGGCATATATGCTTGAATCAGCAAAGAACTTTGCATCATATTGGGTTAGCATAGCTAGTTTCATACAAATTGGAATTATCACACCAGTAAGTCAGATGTCTAGTGTTGAAGAATTGAAAACAACTTCTCAAAAATTAAATATAATTTCTAACATTATAAATGGCGTTAGAGGTGTAATTGATTCATTCTCACAACAAATACAACCATTAACTGGAAACTGGTTACAAAATATTTTCAATATGTCGCCAATGGCATATATGCTTGAGTCAGCAAAGAATTTTGCATCATATTGGACTGGAATAGCCCACTTCATACAAACTGGTATTATTGAACCCGTAAATAAAATGTCTAGTGTCGATAAGTTAAATGAAGTTATGAGCAAATTAAATTTCGTGTCTGGTGTTCTTAAAGCGGTTAGAGGTGTAATTGACACATTCTCAGAACAAATACAACCTTTGACTGGTAATTGGCTACAGACTCTTTTAGGCATTTCACCAATAGCAACCATGTACGAGTCAGCAAAGAGCTTTGCATCCTATTGGACTGGAATAGCCCACTTCATACAAGTCGGTATTATTGAACCAGTATTTAAAATATCGGGTGTTGATAAATTAAAAGAAGTTATAGATAAATTAAATTTTGTATCTGGCGTTCTTAAAGCGGTTAGAGTTGTGATTGACACATTCTCAGAACAAATACAACCTTTGACTGGTAATTGGCTAACAAGACTTTTTGCCATTTCTCCAATAGCAACTATGTACGAATCGGCTAAAAGTTTTGCATCCTATTGGACTGGAATAGCCCACTTTATACAAGTCGGTATTATTGAACCAGTAAATAAAATGTCTAATGTTGAAAAACTAACAGAAGTCATAAACAAGTTGAATTTTGTGTCTGGTATTCTTAAAGCGGTTAGAGTTGTAATTGACACATTCTCAGAACAAATACAACCTTTGACTGGTAATTGGTTAAGTAATATTTTTGTTAAGTCGCCAATAGCGACCATGTACGAATCAGCTAAAAGCTTTGCATCATATTGGGCTGGAATAGCCAACTTCATACAAGTTGGTATTATTGAACCAGTAAATAAAATGTCTAATGTTGAGAAATTAACAGAAGTTATGACCAAATTAACTTTCGTGTCTGGCATCTTTATAGGTGTAAGGAAAGTAATTGACACATTCTCAGAACAAATACAACCTTTGACTGGTAGTTGGTTAAGTAACATTTTCGTTAAGTCGCCAATAGCAACCATGTACGAATCAGCTAAAAGCTTTGCATCCTATTGGACTGGAATAGCAAACTTTATACAGATTGGTATTATTGAACCAGTAAATAGAATGTCTAATGTTGAAAAATTAACAGAAGTTATGACCAAATTAACTTTCGTTTCTGGTATCCTTATAGGTGTAAGGAAAGTAATTGACACATTCTCAGAACAGATACAACCTCTAACTGGTAGTTGGTTAAGTAACATTTTTGTTAAGTCTCCGATAGCAACCATGTACGAATCTGCTAAGACTTTTGCATCATATTGGATCGGAATAGCAAACTTTATAAATAATGGAATTATAAGACCAATATCTACTTTGCCAGATGCTTCTTCTTTAAATGAAATTACAAAAAGTCTTGTTGTGCTTCCTGATATTTTAAAGGAAGTATATAATGTTTCTGCATCGTTGAGTGAAAATATAGCACCATTAACTGATGGTGGTTGGTTCACTAAATCGCCTATTGAAAAAATATATAAAAGCATAAAAACATTCTCAAGTTATTGGGTTGGTATTTCTTCATTCCTTACCAACGGAATTATCAATCCAATCATGAATAATTTGCCAGATTCGACAGAATTAACAGAAGCTTTGACAAGAATAAAACTTGTTGCCGACATGTTAATTGAAATTCAAAAGGCAATGTTTGGCATGTCTAACATTATGTTAAATATGTCTTCAATGAATTTACCCGGAATGAATATTGATGATATCTCTGGTTTAGAAACTCAATTCGGTGCTATGGCAAAATTGACAAATGCTGCAGGAAGTCAGATTGGCGGATTGAGTGCTTCTGGTGGTGCAATGGAAGCAAATAATCCAGTAGCTACCGCAATACCTCCAGAACCTAGTATGAGAGAAAAGGTTCAAAAAGAAGTTGTGACATCAGAACCTAATTCTTCCACCGTTTCTTCGCCAGAATTGACTGAAATTGCATCCGAAGCAGTAACTCAAACTGAATTAAACGAACAAATGGTAGAACTTCTTACTCAGATAAAGGATGCACTTGGTGACACAGACAATAGTACTAAATCAAGTGCAGGGGGAATGGGCGGAGATACTGAAGCAAGAAAAGTTAGAAACAAACCATTCATGAATACTAAGTGGGCTTATGGATCATTCCTCCAAACGGGTGGTAAGGGAGTTACTAATGTTGGATCTGGCACTAAATAAAGGTAAAAAATGAGAGCAACAAATGGCGATGGTAGATTAGAAAAGATTGAAGATTGTTATTTGCAAAGTGATTTGTCGGCAAATGGAAATTTATACGCAAGTGATAATTCAATACAAATGTATTTTGATAATATTCCAGATATAAGTGATAAAAAATCAGCAAAATACAATGATGAAACTGGAATTGGTAGGTCAGCACCAATCAAAGCTTATTCAAATTCAGACAATAGAAATATTAGTGTTGAATGTCATTTTTTTGTGCAAAAAAAATCAGGTAGTCGTTCTGCAGAAGCAATAATGACAACACTAAGATGGTTAGAAGCACATGTTTATCCAAAACGAGCATCTGCTCCTTATGCTCCTCCTCCAATTATGAAAATTAAATGCAAAGATATTTTGGCTACTATTCCTTTATGCGTTGTACTGTTGGATTATAATGTGAAATTTGATTCCCAAGTTCCGTGGGATGAAGAAACTGGATGTCCATATAAAGTTGATGTTAGTTTAAATTTTGAAGTTGTATATAATTCTTCAAGTTTACCATTTGCAGAAGATATTGTTGTGACTGGCACTGGAGGTATTTAATGGCGAATAAAATAGAAATTACAAAAATATTAGCTAATAAAATGGTTGCTTCAGGAAGTCGTTATGAAGATAACAAAGTAATTTATTATGGTGAAGATAAGTATATTACATTTCCTCTTTATAGAAGACGAAATATTTCATCTGGTGATAGAGATAAATATACTGTTATAAATAAATCAACCGAATATAGACCAGACTTAGTATCGCAAGACTTTTATGGAACTTCTATGTTCTGGTGGAAAATAATGGAAAAAAATAATATCCGTGATATTTGGGATTTTAAATCAGGTTTAAGTATACTTATACCAGAAACTTTTAATTGAGGAATTAATGGCTTGTATAATAAATGAAGAAATACAAAAATATGTATGTGGATCTATAGAAATACCTCCAGAATCAGAGGTGTATGCTCCTTATGTTGAAATGGAAATGAAAAATGGAACATTCAAAGTAAATTGTGGAAATGATTCATTTGAACAAAGCCCACATAAAATGGTAATAAGTTCAATGCAGTATGGACTTCAACAAGCAAATGGAGGAATGAAAGTTGAATTTGAATTGTTGGGAGAAGGCTCAAATGCTTATGCTGATGTTGTTCGTCTTCTCAATAAAACTATAAAACTTGCGGAAAAAGAAACAATTGAAAATAAATTTAGATTTGGATGGTTGCTTAAAGATTGTCAAAGCGGACAAGTAAAAGAGGAACTATCTGACTGGATTCATTTCATGCCTAAAAAGCTTTTTACAAATATTGATAAAGGTATTACAAAAATAAAATTAGAATGTACAGATTTAATGCAAAGGCATAATGACAGAAGAATAGAAAAAATTCAAGGTTCAGAAGGAAATTTAAAAACATTAAAAGAAGCAATCATAGACATGTGTGCAGAAGAAGACCCTCCAATAGAAGTTGCTTTTATAAATAGGGATGGAGAAGAATTAGAATTTGAATTTCCTACTGGTGGTGGTGATGGAATTCAAGCAATTTGGAAACCGAATGAATTGCCTATTTTGTCAGTTATAAGAAATTGGGTGAGCATAATAAGAACTCAAGGATTCGAACTTGGTGTATATTTTAAATATGATCCATCAGAAAAAACTGGTCCAAGATTAATCATACATGAGGATGATCAATGTCTGCCAGATGAAAATTGCGACTGCAAGAGTGTCGAAAAAACTTATATAGTAAATGGTGGGAATTGCAGTCCAGTTATTGAATTTAATCCAGAAATAGAATGGATTCTTGATGCTGGTGGTTTTGGTGGTGTTTCTGGTGGCGGCACTTCTAGCCAAATGGCTAAAAATAAAGAAGATCCCAATTTAAGTCCAATTGAAGCTTCTGGTTCTGGTAATGCTCAATCAATACCTAGCGAATACGATTACTCTGTTCCTCAAGAAAGCAGAGTTATTCTTTTAGAAAAATCAACTGCTGCTCACACTACAGCAAATAAACCTTTCGATCAAGCTAGAAGCATAAAGGGAGAACTAAGCATAATTGGAAATGCTAAAGATTTTTATTATTTGACCGAAACTATTGGAAGATTTGTTTCTATTGTAGTTATAAGTCCATTTTCAATAGGTGATAAAGATTCTCCAAATTGTGATACTTGGCTTGCAGATCCACCAATAAATAAAATTTTATCAAATAAGAAATGGATGATCATGGGCGTAGATCATCAGATTGAAGCTGGTAAGTTTATAACTAAGTTGTCTGTAAGTTTACCAGTTCCAAATGCAGAACTTAGTGCTGATGATCCTATTGGTGGCGATGGATCTGAAGGTCCTTTCATGGACAATACTGGAGATGGTACTTTTGTAGGCGAAACAGATTAAAAATAAATGGAAAAATAATATGAGTTTAAATGAAAAAATTGCTACGCTCGAAAGAAGAATTGAAAGTTTGCAGCTTCAACTTGGAGATGTTGATTATTCAACAAAAGCAATTTCTAGGTCTGATCAACAAAATAAAGCTCCAGATACTAAAGATACTTTCTTTGGTGTTATGGTTGGTTTGGTAATTGAAACAATCGACATATGGAAGCAAAATAGAATTAAATTTTTTCATCCAAAACTACACCGTGCCAATGTTTTGATAAAAGAGCTTCCTTGGGCTAATCCAATTTCAGCCATGGGAGGATTTGATGATTCTGGTTTAAGTTGGGTTCCACCTGCAGGATCATCAGTTGCTTTAATTTTCGAAAGTGGTAATCGATCTTCGGCATATTATATTGGAACTGTATGGTCTAGAAATCGTGGTCCAGACGGAGGTCACAATTGGGGTGTTAATCAACTCATGGATGAATATAACAAGATTCATGAAGGTCATAGAAAAGGATATCTTGTTGGTCCAAATGATGGGTCGCAAGTTTTGCCTCCTTGGAATACAGAGTCTTACAATGGTTTTGATTTAACATCTATTCTTGATTTTGCTGATAAACCAGAAGTTCAAAAGCTTATAACATATCCAAACATTTATGGATTTAAAACTCCAGAAAAGCATATGCTTAAAATGGTTGATGGAGATCCTAAGTGTAATCGAAGATGGAAAAGAATAGAATTAATGTCAAGTACTGGTAATTGGATTATGATGAAGGATGACCATCTTCATTATGGTGGTCAGTGGGCGCATCCAGATTGTAGAGTCACATATCCAAATACTAAAGAAATAGTTCCAGATGATGATGTGAGTTGTCTTGCTGGTGTTCCAGAAATGCCATATCCAGATTTGGCAAGATCAATTGGTATTGATAGAAAAATCGCAGCAACTGATTCTTCTGGAGATAATGTTAATGCAGAAAGTTATACCGATTTGAGTGACGGTGGCAAGGCTTTAACAAACCAAGAGCAAAATGCAAAAAATATTCAACCAATAATAGAAAAAACTTCAGAAATTCCCATGTGTGGGCAATTAATTCCAAAATTCAAATCAAATGCAAGAACTGGTCATCCAAAATCAACACATTACAAAGATCAAATTGGTCAAAATCCTTATTTTAAACACGAAAACGAATGTCGTCCATATAAAGGACCAGAAACTCCACAAAACAACACATGTGATCTTCCCCAAACTGGAATTCAATTAATGTCTGTTTCTGGTCATACATTTGTAATGGATGATTCTGTTCGTCACCCCGAAGGCATTCCAGATTGGGAAAGAAGTACTAAGCCATTTAATTTTGGTGCTGGTGATGTTTATGAAGGTAGAACTTATATGAAGTCTACTACTGGACATATGATTGAAATGAGTGATTTGGAAGATGAACCAAATAAAAGAAGCGAATGGAATGGGATTAAACTTCTTACTGCTCATGGCAATAGAATTGAGCTTAACGATCATGAAAAACAAAAATGCATAGCCGGTAAACATCATGGTATAAGCATGCAAACATCAAGTAAACATCAATTTGAAATGATTGATGAGGAACTTGATTATTGTTATGATTCGAGAAAAAGTCTCTCTCCAGAAAAACAAAACGAAGAACAAAATCCAGTTGGTCATGGAGGAGACCCACAGCCACTATCGAAAAAAGCATATGTAAAAATTAGAAGTGGCTATGGTCTTGAATTTTCCATGCGTGATGATTTTGATCAACAAAAAACTGATCAACAATATATTCAAATATATTGTCCTCACCATGACAATTGTCGTGGTCCTCATATTCACAGATATCAAGAAAAGAAAGATGGTCCCGGATATGTCTTCTTAAGAGTTGCTGGAAATCATATAGTTGCCACAACTGATGATCACATTGAAGTTATTGGAGATATTGGTGGCTGCTCCAAACCTGCAAATAAGATTGAAATTATCAGTAAATTCAAACTTGTTTACACCAAAAATTACTATGTAAATATGACAGATAAATCGCACATATTCTTTGCAAAAGAATTTATAGCTTTATTAGCTGGAACTGCTGGAGAAGAGGATTCTCCAAAAATTGGAATGATTCTTATGTATGATCCATCTACTGGTGCAATTAGGGCAAGTTCAAAAATTATTGGTAGTTTAGGAGATAAAGATCCTTGTATGAGCATATTTAGTATGTTGCCTTTTGCTAAAAATAAATGTGACGGAAATCTTGACGAACAAGGCATTAACTCATGATTAATATAAAAAGTTTTAAAGGTGTTCCATATCCAATTACAAAAACTCCGAAAGGTTTTTTTTATATTCAACATGGTATCGATCAAATAAAATCAGATTTGATTGTTCTATTGCTAACCAATCCAAGAGAGAGAGTGATGTTGGCTAATTATGGAACTCCGTTAAGAAAGTTGTTCTTTAATCCTAATGATCCAGTAACTGTGCGTGAAGCACGAGATATGATTGCATTTTCTATAAGAACTTGGGAACCAAGAGTAGCAATAGAAAACATATATATTCAAAGCGGTTTAGATAAAGATAGTGCGAATCCATTGGATGAAAATCCTACAAATGAAAGTGTTTTACTTATAAGAATAACATTTTTCGATAGGTTGGAAATTACGAAAATACAAGAATTAAAATTAGAAATACCATTGGGGGCATAGGATGACAAATAATTGTCCATTTAATATTGAACCTTACGCAACTTCCGAAGTAATCGGCAAGCCTAATGTGTTTAATTTGAATTATACCAATCAAGATTTTTGGTCTATGAAAACAAGATTGATTGAATTCACACAGCAACGATTTTCCAATGAGTTTACAGATTTTGTAGAATCATCTCTAGCAATTATGCTTATTGAAAATTGGGCATTTATAGCAGATACACTTTCATTTAAGTTGGATCAAATCGCAAATGAAATTTTCATTGATACTGTTTCTGAAATTGACAATGCTTTTAGGCTTTGCAAACTAGTTGGTTACAATCCACAACCACCAGTAGCAGCGAAAAGTTATTGGACAGCATCAATAAACAATCCAATCACAACAGATGTAAGAATACCAACGCCAATCGGATTTGAAGTCAATGGCGGAGGAACCTCAGTAAAAATAGAATTATTTTCAGCTGACTCAGATGGAAATCCTATTTTTGATGAAGACATTATAATTTCAGCAAATAGTGTGGTAAATGCCAGTATTATTGGGCTACAAGGAAAAACAATATTTGAAGAAATCGCCAGCAACGGATCTAGAAATCAAACAATTCAATCTAGAAAACAATCAGTCATATATGATTCTATGCAAGTTTTTGTAGATGGAGTTATGTGGAATAAAGTTGATTATTTCACTGAGTCTCAACCATTTAGAGAATACAGAGTTGAATTTGATTCAAATTTTTCAGCATATTTCATTTTTGGAAATGGAGTTGCTGGTATGGTTCCATCCAAAGGATCTAATATCAGCATCTATTATAGGACTGGCGGTGGAACTATTGGAAATCTTGTAACAAACGCAACACAAAGTTCTGTATTGGTTAATGTTCCCGGATTAAATTATCCAATAGGTGTATTTTTGAACAATTACACAAAAGCACAATATGGATATGATGGAGATACGATTGAAGACATTCGAAGAAAATTGCCAATGTATCTTCGAACTCAAGACAGAGCAGTTACAGGTTTAGATTATAAAACTCTTGCCGACTTATATGTATCACCATATAATGGTCAGATTGGAAAATCTATTGCTGTTTTAAGAAATCATGGATGTGCAGCAAATATTATAGATCTTTATATTCTTTCAAGAAAAGATAAAAACACTTTAGAAGTTGCTAGTGATCAACTAAAAACAGAATTGATGTCTTACATAGAATCAAAAAAAATGATCACAGATTATGTTTGTATAAAAGACGGAGTAGTTGTTAATGTTGATGTAAATATTTCAATCACAATGGATAAATTATATCGAAAATTTGAAGATGAGCTTAGAGTTAAAATTTCAAATAGAATAGATGCATTTTTCAGTATTAATCGTTGGGAGTATGGCAAAACATTAAAAGAAAATGATCTAATAAAAGAATTTTCTGATTTAAAGGAAATTAAATCAGTTGATATTACATTTAATACAGATGATATAACTTTAGGGGCTACAAATATTGTTACAACTAAATTTTATGAAATAATTAGATCTGACATTATTGAATTAGGATTCGTTTACGAATAATTACAATGGCACAAAAAAAAATATCTGAGAATCCAAAAATAACTGATGAAATCATTTTTGAGTTAGAAACTCCAGATGATGATGGCTGTTTATTGTCCGATCCTTATAGGGTTGACAAAATAGTAATATATTTTATAGAAAGAAGTTTTATTGATCCAACCGTCAATGAATATACTCAAGAAATTTATGATAAAGAAAAACTACAAACAACATTAGAATCTGAGAAATTAGCTTGTGATTATCCAACTGAAGAAAACATATTTAAAGCCAGAAAGAATAGAGTCAATCTCGAATCAAGTATTACGCAACAAAAATTTTATTACAAAGATGCAACACCAGTATTCACTCTTGGCAATCCAGAATTTCCAGCTTGGCTATCTACAGACCAAGATAATGCATTAATTACAAAAGTGTCTACAGACGCAAATGGAAATACTTTATATGGTAATTTTCAATATATTTGGGATGCTCAAGGATATCGTGAAGGCGATTATTTCATTTGTTTTACTTGGACTTCTGTAATTGCCGGAACAACAAAATCAAGTCATCAGAAATTTAATTTATTAGGCGATACAAGAGCCACAGCAGTTCCATCGCATTTTACTGTTCCAGAAAAATATGCGACTTTATTTGAAAGATATACTCCAGAAATATTCAAAATAAGATTTAGTGAATTTGATAGAACTCCAGATGTTATAAACAAATTGAATTTAGCTACTGCCGATGGATTTACCATTATTGAAGATTATGCGAATCAAATTATTGATTTATTTGATGCAAATGTAGTGAATGAAAAATTATTGCCATTTCTATCAAATCTTTTCAGCTTGAAGCTTAAATCAAATGATCCTTATTTGTGGAGAAGACAAATAAAGAGAGCGATGCCAATCTTCAAGAAGAAAGGAACCATAAGTGGTCTAATAGAATCCTTGGATCAATCTGGAATTAAATTTATAAAGTATACAAGATTGTGGCAAGTAATTAGCGATTATACTTGGCAAGAAGTGTTTACTTATGACGGAAATTTAAATACTTTTGTATTAGAAAAAACAGCATTGTCATTAGATTTAAATAATTTTGAATTATATATTCGTTATTCTGATAGTGACACATGGGATTTGTTAACATCAGATTATATTGAATTTGGAAATATAGATGGTATTTCAACTATAGAATGGATTGGTGATACTCTTTCGGTAAATCCAATAACATTAGAAGAAGGCGATTCGATCAGATTAGTATATAAATATAATGAGATCAATAGTCCTTCCGAACAATCGATAGAAGATTATGTAAGAACTTTATCGCTTTCTGACACCAGAGATGAAAGAGATCAAGAGTACCCATTAAAAAATTGGAATGTAAGATTGATTGAAGAAACAGATCCTTTGTTTGATGTTATTATTCCGACAAAAAATCCATTCCATGACAATGTTATATTCGGGAAAGTAAAAACAGAATTTCCATTTTCAGAAAACATTTATAACATGGATGAATACAATGGATCGATTAGAAATTCAAATGATCCATGCGATATTGACAAGAATTTCATCGATCCGTGCTTTAGTAGTTTGAGCAGCAAATATAACATAGATTTAGAAATCAAAAATTTAAGTGATGATAGGATTGTTGAGGCTTATGAAGTTCTCAGTGAATCTTTACCTTTTCATGCAATTTTACATGTAATGAATATTTATGGAGGTTTTGAAGAAGTCATAATGCCACCAATTGAAGAAATTGAGGCTCTTATGACTTACAAGCAAAGCAACTTTATCATTTCTGGAAATGCACAAATGTGGTTTAATAGGGGCATGAAAAACGGTCTTACTACATCTGCCGTATTGAGAAATGCACTAGCTAGTTCTACTATTGTAAATTCTGGATCTGGTATTGCCTATAACGATAGTGTAGTTTTATTTTCTGGTGAAGTTAATTTTAAACAAATTGGCGTAGTTTTAAATGGAACAGGAATTTTAAAGGTTTTGGGTGGTACTTTAGCTGGTGAGTATACAATTCAAAATCCTGTTGCAAATACAATTGAAGTAAATACAGTATCAGAACCATTGGATGAAACCAATTCCGTATTTGCTGGTTCTTTATTAGGACTTGATTCAAGAGCATTTTCATTTAGGATTTCAAATCCAATTGACTCAACAAGTAGTATAAACATATATCAAGATAATATCTTTTCTTTTTCAGATAGCAGTAAAGATTTTGCTGAATTTAAATCTCTTTGGGATGTTACTGAAGGATATTCGTCTGGTTCGTGGAAAATTAAAATTATTGCATATTCAGCAACAGCTTATGATATCTTAAACATTCTGCCTAATAAAATATTATTATTACAAGATGATGGAACACTTCCGCCAACATCTGTAAGTTCTGTTTCTTATGAGGCATACGATAAAGATGACAATTTATTATTCACATCTACAAGTGGCAGCATTATAGTTACTGCAAGAGGAAGAACTGAAGTTTTAAATTCTGATTTTCATGATGTTCGAAATATTTACAGTGTTGGGTTTTATCAAAAGATTTCTGGTGTTGAATATAGGATTAGTGGTTTTGTTGATGGAACTGTCGATCAATTTTACATTGAAAATTATACAAATGGCGATGTTATTGGAACAAGTCTTGAAATATTCCAAAGATTAGTTGACAATAAGATTGGCTATATGAGTCATAAAGGTTTTAAAATTCAAATAGTTGGCGATTTAGAATCTTCGCTTGGTATTGTTAATGGAGCCAATAATTTGATATCAACTCCATTGGAGAATGATTATTTCAAAGAGAATTATTTGATTGAAATTGATGGAGATTTATATTTTATACAAGAAATTGATGGCAACAATCCATCGGGAAATACTACAATAACTCTCGAAGGTTCAGACAGGTATTGGAAGACTTTCTCTTCTGGTGGTACTTCAGAAAGTTACACCATTTATAGATACACCAAAACACAAAATGTAACTATAGCAGGACAACAGTTTGATTTGCCAGAAGTTACATTTAACAGAATTGATAGGCGAGGCAGTGAAATGACAGGAAATTCAGAAAACATCAATCCAATAATGTCTATTGCATCAAAAGATCAACCAGAAGATCAACCAAAAGATAATTTTGTTGAATCTTTGAAGCAAAATGAAAAGATTGAATTTATAATAGATTACCAAGATGGAAATACGAAGAAAGGCGAATTATGACAAATCAACATGAAGCAATGACCGTAGTTGGCGTGGTAGAAAGAATCATCGAATATAAAGATGGTAGCAAAGAAGTATCCGAAATAAAAAATACTATTTTGCGTAAGGGCAGAGAAGCCTTAGCCAAAAGTCTAGCCAATAGTATCGGAAGCACTTATGATTATTTCATAAATCGTATGCTTTTTGGTGATGGAGGAACCAGTGGCGGAACTCTTAAGTATGTTGATACTCAAAGAACTGGTTTATTTGGTATTACCAGAGCGAGCAAGCCAGTCATTAGTCAAATTGATCCAAATATTCCAAGTCAAGTTGTTTTCACATCTGTGTTAACATTTGATGATGCTAATGGATACGCTCTCAATGAAATGGCACTTCAAATGTCAAATGGCGATTTATATAGCATGGTAACATTTGCAGATTTAAATAAAACCTCCTCCATGCAAATAACTTTCAATTGGCGTTTATCATTTGTATAAAGATTGGTTAAAATATGGCAAGAAATATTGTAATTTTGGATATAAAATGTCAAGATCTTAAAAAAGATGTAAAGATGTTAGTATTAGACAATGAAGTTTTTGATTGGGGTCTTGACAAAGAGTCCATCAATCGTGCAAAAAAAATGATTGATCAAAAACCAGATATGAAAGAATCAATCATCATGTCTATAATAAATCATTTTTTAGAATGTTTTTCTGATTTTTGTGGCAGAAACATAACTCTCGAAGAATTTCTTTTAATTATTGAAAAAGGAAGTATTTAAATGACTTCTCCACTAACATTCCATGAAATGGATGATCGATTCTACATCAAAGAGTCAACTATTTCTGGTGCTGGAAAAGGTTTATTTGCCAGAACAAAAATACTTGAAAATGATAGATTGATGATTAAAGGAATTCTTGTTGAAAAGGATAGTCCTGCAGATTTATGCACGACATTTTCAAATTCTTATAAATTTGCAGCAAGTTTGATATCGTTACCCAATGGAGAAGTTGATTGTGGTAATTTTTTTATTATACCACTTGGATATTCTGGAATTGTGAATCATATAGCGGATGAATCAAAGCGTAATGTTCAAATAACTTATCTTGGAAATTATGAAGTTGCTTATGAATTTTTAAAAGATGTTCATAAAGACGAAGAGATATTGGGAAACTATGGAGATGAGTGGCAAAAAATTCTCGCTTGGTCTGATTTGCAAAAATCAAAAAATAAAACAGATATTAAATTGTGGAAGAAATTTTTAGATTTAAATTTATATGATCTTGGTGGTTTAAAATGAATTATTGGTTGGATAAAAAAAAGCAAGAAGAAGAAAAATATAAAAAAACAACAGTAAATATTACATTGTAAATTCTTTCCCAAAACAATGGAAAATTGTCGGTAAGAAAAACAATAAAAAAAGTCATATATAAGAACAAAGGATAAACATGGTTGATCTATCAAGACTCCCAACACCAGAATACTCTGCTCAGAACCCATATCATTATACATATGATAACATTCCAATTAAACAATTGGCAGAAAGAGATGTTCTTATAAACAATGAATTGGAAAATGTTTCGAATATTATTCGTAGTGGTGCTGGAACTCAAGGAAATATAGCAAATAGAATAGATCAATCAATTGATGAAAATGGAGATTTAAGACCATCTGCGGTTGATGAGTCTCTTCACAATATAGCAGAACATACAGATGGATCAAAATCAGAAGATTTTGGAACATTGAGTTATATCAACACAACGCTTGGATTTTCGAGTGTTGTAAATCCAGTTTCTTATGTCAGAATGTTAGATGTAGAAAGATCTAAGTTGAATTTAATCGCTGAAGAGGCGACAGATATTGATTTTCAAGTAGTAACTCCTAGCAGTACCATAACAATTCCAGAAGGAACTATATCTTTTGAAGCATCTGACAATATTTATTGGGAAATAACTGGTCCTTCTGGACCTACCATGCCATATGTATTGAAGCCAATATTAGGCATTGGAACAACTTATTTTCACAATCATTATTATAATGTTGAGCCAATAACATCAAATTATATTGATTATACAGTAACTGCAATAAGCACTCCGTACATTGAAGGAAGCTTAAGAGTGTACATCAATGGAATTAGTATAAATGATAGTGCTTCAGTTTATGTTCCTACTAGTGATCCAACCGATCCTTGGGTTCAAAATAAATTTACTCCAGATTATGCTAATGGATCTTTTGCTCTTGATATTGCACTAACAAGTAATGATATAATAAGAATAGATTTTGACATTTCACTTTCATGAGAATTTCAAATGAATGAGCCAAAAGATTTGAATTATGGATTCATTATTATTGTTCCAGAAAACAACCCAAAACTAGTTGAGATAACAGTATCTTCAATTAAGAGCAAATTCAATAAAAGCCCATTTATTTGCGTTGTTACTAGCAATATATCTTCAGAAAATGAAAAAGAAATTTCACAATTTTGCCCAACATATAAAGCTGGAAATAGTTATTCTTCATTAATCAATGAGGGAATAAAAAATTCTCCATCAGAATGGAATCTGATAATTATATCTGGTACATCTATAAGAAATAGAATTTTCAGAAAATATTCTTGTTTTATTGAAAGCGAAAAAGACATTCTATTTCCAATTGTTGATAGAAAGCTAAATTTCATTGATGGAACAGTTAATGGAATATTAATACATAGAAATGCACATCAAAATCTTGGTGATATCCCTCAAATGAGTACGCTCCAAGAATGCAAATCTCTTTGGGCTGAAAAAGCTTTAAGGCATGGATATAAATTTAAAGCAGTGGTTGGTGCTGGCTTAGTTTAAGAGCATCTTTGCTTTAAAAGATACCAAGTATCATCGTATTCTATACCTTTATCGACACGATCTAGATATACATATAGATCATTCCATGATCCAAACATATGATTTAATGGAAATAAGCCAAAATACCATACTGGCAAGTTTTCAATTCCTGTTGGGCATACAAGTAAAGTTGGCTTCATGGCTCTCCAGCTTTCTGTAATTTCGTGATGTGTTCCTGTGGTTGGAATTTTATATGGCAAACAAGCTATGAGAATATCAGATTTATAGACCATTCCTAAATCTTTTCTGACAAATTCTTCTGCAATTTCTTTCATTCTTTGAAAATTTTTTGTTTCTTTGGCTAAAGAGATTTCTGGCAACCACTGTTGTTTTGGGTCTGTAAATGGGTCAAAAATCTTTAATCCAAAATTATTTTCAAGTATATTAATTGGTTCCGTTCTCCAATTAAGATCATTAAATTCGATTGGTCCACTCAAATAAACTGAAGATCCCGCCAGCATGTTTCGCTCCTATTTAAGAAAAAATCCATTTTAATTTATTTTAAAAAGAAATCAATGGAGATTTGAAACTCTAATATATTAAGGAGAAAATCATGGAAAACACGAACATTTTGAAGCAAATGAATGAGATTTTAAATTACGAAATGGCTGAGAGGCATAGTTATTTCCAAATGAAATATTTCATTGTAAATAAAGAACCTACCACACAATCTAAAATGTGGCAATGTTTAAGAGAAATAAAAAGTCGATATGAATCTCTACAAGCATTAGATTTAGAGATAGATGAAAGCAAGGACAACCTAGAATTGATTGATATTAACATAAATAAGATGATAGCCATATATGATAAAAAAGTATCAATGGGAAAGCCTTCTGATTCTTTAAAAATATCTGAAATCAAGCTAAGAAAAGCAAAAAGACAGAGAGTTATGGCTGATAAGAATATTGAAACTCTTGTTAAAAAGAAAAAGAACCTAGAGGAAGAGGCTAATTTCTTTGTGCTTTCATTTAGAAATTTGGAAGTGGTTGAGCCTTTAAAGGATTATGACGATTTGGAATCTCAAAAACAATATTGGGGAGAAAAGCTATTGCAAAAAATAAATTTAAAAATGTTGTTGCAGTCGCAGGTAGATACAGAGCTAATTGAAACTGTTTTGGCTCTTCCAGATGACATTCCAATTAAGGGTCAAACAGTGAAAAATCTTGATAGTATGCACAAGAAAATGATTCAAATGAAAAATCAAGCAGAACAGGCGATAAGCCAAAAGCAGGAATTAAATGGCAATTAGAATTTCAAGTTTAGATGCTGGTTATACCATTGGTGGTTTATCTACATTCCCCAGTGGTATTGACAATAGCCAATCTTTATATGAAGCAAGAAATAATGCAGAAACAACTCTGCGTCAATCACTTTCTTTTAATGGTAAATATATAATTGTAAATGACAATTCTATGTTTCCAAGTAAAGGTCTACTTCGCATAGGTCCTCCTTCCGGCAAAGCTGGAAATTATGAATTGATATATTATGCAGCAAAAACAAACAATGTTTTTAGCGATCTAGTTCGTGGGTTTGCAGGATCAAGACAATCTACTTGGTCAACTGGAAGTCATGTTTTACATTCTGTGATGGCAGAACATCATAATGCTTTAAGAGATGCAATTTATAATATGGAAGTTGATTTGGGTACTAGTAGTGATCCGACATCAGAATCTCTTAATGGAATATTAAAAAGACAAGAAAATATATTCTTAGCTCCAAAGCCTATATTTAGGGCGCATAAGATCATTGGAGTTCCGCCATTAACTATTAGATTTCAAAATTTTAGTACTGGTCCAATCATTCGTTATTTGTGGGATTTTGGTGATGGAACAACATCCGTAGAAAAAAACCCAATACATACATATCAAAATGAAGGAATTTATAGTGTTCAATTGAATGTGGTTTCTGTCCTTGGAGGACAAGGAATTGCAACAAAAAGTAATTACATAACAGTTAGTAAGCAAGAAATTACAACATTTTTTTATGTAACACCAACAGTTGGTATATCTAAAGAAACAGCATTAAAGCTTTCACTAACTCCAACTATCTTTAAATTTGTTGATCAAACAGATGGCGATATAAGTCAAAGATACTGGATATTTGGTGGAAATGGCACCATTAATGGAATACCAGTTACAAATCAAAGCTATCAAGAAAATAATTCCAACATTCATGAGGTTCAATTTGTGTACGATAAACCAAATTCATATATTCCCGGTTTAATGTTGGTGTTGGAAAACTCAAATAGCAAAAAAGCATTCCTTTCTGAAAACATCGTGGTGAGCTAATGACAATACCTTCAGTATCTAATTTTCCAACAAGCATAGACACAGATGATAATCTATTTTTAGTTCATGATAGTTTGCGTGTAAAACTTTCACAAGACTATAATCCCGGCGACAACTCCATTACAGTTTATGGTGACACTACAATCATAGGAAGATTTCCAGATACTGGAATTATCACATTGACGGAGCAATGTAGTGACGCAGAATTTAGATCATTGTCTTTTTACTATGGAAGCAGAACTCAAATTTCTTTTGATGAGCTTGAGTTGTTGCCCGGATTTATTGATACTGCAAAACCAAAAGATATAACAAATATCACTCAAAATGTAATGGCTCAACATCACAATGCAATTAAAAATGCATTAATTGCAATTCAAGAAACGGCTGGTAAAAAAGATGAAATTGCAGATTTTCCATTAACTGGAACCATGGAAGAAAGAATCAATTATCTTAGAAGTATAGCATTGATTCCAAAGGCTTGGTTTACATCGAATAAATCGATAGGTTTAATTCCTTTTACAGTACAATTCAAAGATTTAAGTTTTAGATTAGGCACAGATGGAACATCAGGATCAATTAGTTATATTTGGGATTTTGGAGACAACACTTCATCTATTATCAGTTCAATAAGTTCGACTGAGGGTCCTATTTCTCAAGATAATGTTTTAGTTGAAGACTTAGATGGTGGAACAATTACCAAAGTTTATACTAGACCGGGAATTTATGATGTTTCATTGACAGTAACGAATGATTTTGGAACAGATACAGTTGTATTCCCACAATTTGTTAATGCGAGAGTTTCAGCACCAGAAAAAGCAGTTATAAATTTCAATGTTCGAACTGGTCAATCACAAATTGTAAATGGAATTCCAAGTGGTGGTCCATACACAACAACTCCAGTATTAAGAACTCCAGTAAATGTATTTGTTGATGCAGATATTCCTATTGGCATCAATCCAAATACTGGAAAAACTTATTCTGGAGAAGAAGTTTCTGGTTTAGACCCAATTGATCCAGTAACAACATATACTTGGTATTTGGCTGATGATCTTGTTCATAACAATTCATCTAATGTCCGTGGGTCTTATAGTGTTGGTGGAATTTACAACTTACATTTAAGATGCGATACTGCTTATGGTGCATATAGAATTACAACCTATGATAATGCTATTGATGTTGTTGAAAAATATAATTTATGGCTATGGAATTATTATTCAGCAAATCAAATTAAAAGTTCTGAATTTGGATTGATAAGTGAAACATTTAAAACTGGATTTAGTACTGCAGTATCAATATCAAGAAATAAAACATTTCTTGATGGTGCAACAAATGAAGCTCAACAAAAAAAAGAATTTGAAAGAAATGTTGGATTTTCACCAAGAGGAACAACACCTTCTGGGAATGGTGGCGTAGGACTTCTTTATTATGCAAGTGGCAGAAATGCTGTAGATTCTCCAATTCTCGAATCAATTAATTTTCATGAGTTCAATGGCTTTACACAAACTTATTTAGTTCAAAGCCCAATTTCCAGACCATGGAATTGGGTTGAATTGCACAGTGCAAATAGCATTTATTTTATCTTAGGAAATATTACAACACCGCAAATTTCTGGAACTAGTCTTACAAATCAAGTTAAAGATAAATTAAATTTAAATGATCTTTCCACTATTACTGAAAATTTAACTACTTCGAATTATAAAAGTGGCGCTCAGGAATTGAAAAATAACGAAGTTTCATTTGACATTAGTGGCAATCCAAATCAAGGTCATATGAGCGTTTACAGATCATGCTGGAAAGATACATCTGGATTCTTTTTGAGAAATCAAGGTGTTGGAACATTTTTCAGAATTAAAAGTTTTTATAAGACCTCTGGATCAACATCAGAATATTTTCAAGATATCAAAAAATTAACTGATATGTCTGGAACGGCAAAACTTGAAGGACAATTAGTTCCATTGAGTCAAGGAGTTTACTTTTTCAATAACACCGGAGCTATATCTGCATATAACCAAAATACAAATGTTTGGGAAACAGGTGGAACTGGTGTTAATTCTGCATCATTTAGATATCTTCAAGATAATACAATTGTCGGATTCGATGGACAGGATCAAACGCTCGTTGCTACTTCTGATTCTAATAAAATTGCCTATTTGAGTTTTGATTATAGTGCAAAAGCATTTATCAAATTCAATGAAACAACGCTAACTTTTAGCAATGTTTCTTATAGACCAATAGGAACACAATTTAACATGTCTATTTTCTAACTATAAACGCTAAATAAAGAGAAGATGTCTAATAATTTCCCCCCAATTCCTGTATATCCAAAAAATTACGATACTGATCGTACTTTGTATTTGGTTTATAACACCAGTGAAACCGTAACAACCTCAGATAATCATCCTTGGGAAGCAAACATCGAGATTTATCCTGTTAATGCAGATGAAAATGAAATTTGGGCGAACAATGGATATGCAAATATAAGTGGAGAGCTTTTTTATTATGGCGGTGTATTAAAAAACAATAATGGTAAAGTTTATAAATTAACTAATTGCACGAGAAATTTAGGTGGAACAAAAACTAAATATAATTATGCTGGATCGGAAATAAGAGGATTTGTAGTATCAGAACACCACAATCAACTTGCTGATGCAATTATAAAGACTCAAAATTTTATTGGTTTTAATTTTACAACAGATCAAACAACATTGGATTGGAGAATTAGAAATTTATCTGAACTCGAAGTGATTTTTGACGACTTCACATGTCCAGATGTAACTTTCTTTTTTGCAATCACATCAATTAGTCCAGTAACTGGAACAATAGCAACATATAATGTTGAAATTACTGGTTCATATAAAAGTTTCAGACTCGACTTCGGTGATGGTAAATTTACAAGTACTAATTTATCTGGCACACATGTTTATGCAGCAAATACCACAATAGATCCTGTGATTCAAGTGAATACAGACCAATGTACTGTTGTGCAAAGTCCTTCAGAAAGAGAGATAGCCAAGCAGCCTAATATACAAACTCCAAATCAACCTTTAGAGTTTTTAATTCCAAATATTCCAGATATACCACAACTTATAATACCTACAATTAATTTGCCTACAATTAATGTTCAGCCACCACCAATTGTATTTCCTTGTTTAGACATTGGACCATTAGGTCCAATTAATATTCCATCAATTATTGTTGTAGATCCTCCAATTCCAACGATAATTACTTTCGGTCCTTTACCTAATTTTTGTAGTACGATTAATTTTGGTCCACTTAAGTTACCAACGATTATAGATTTTGGACCTCTTCCAACATTTCCTTCAATTGTAATTAGTAGTTTTCCAACATTCCCAACTATGATTGAATTTGGTCCATTTCCAGTATGCAGCATCATAAACTTTGGTCCAATTATATGCCCAACACTTATTTCATTTGGTCCTTTAAATATACCAACAATTATTAGTTTTGGTCCATTAACATTCCCAACGATAATTACCTTTGGTCCAATTAATATCCCAACGATAATTACCTTTGGTCCACTACCAACATTGCCAACAATTATAAACTTTGGTCCATTGCCTAATTTTTGTAGCATAATCCAGTTTGGACCATTGAAACTACCAACGATAATTACTTTTGGTCCACTGCCAACATTCCCAACGATAATTACTTTTGGACCTATGCCAACATTCCCAACGATAATTAGTTTTGGTCCATTCCCTGTTTGTAGTCTTATAAATTTTGGTCCATTAACTTGCCCAACACTTATTTCATTTGGTCCTTTAACCATACCAACGATAATTAGTTTTGGTCCATTACCAACATTACCAACGATCATAAACTTTGGTCCATTGCCTAATTTTTGTAGCATAATTCAGTTTGGACCAT